AAGCACTGCAAGCGCACCTATTATTTCTTTTTCAAACAACATTGGTTCGCCGCCTACTATCTCGAGGTGCTCTATTTCGGGTAGTAAGTGCATTAACTCAGCTAACAAGTTATTATTTCTAATAGATGTATTCGGAGTAGTTGAGGTAGCAATCTTTTTAGCAAGAGAGTTCCACTTACTCGACCATACCGGAGAACAGGAAGCGCACTGCAAATTACAGGTATTTCCGAAAGCCAGAGTTAACATTTTTAACTTGTTGTTGACCCTGAATTTAGGAAATATTTGAGTAGAATCGTTAACCCGTTTACTTAATAATCCAGCGTCTTCGTCTTTTTACACCTAATACACTCATCCGGTAAAACTCCAGACATTAGTATGTCCATTGTGTTTCTTAGTAGATCAGACGAATTATATTCAGCGATGCTACCAACGAACGGCTTAGTGAATTTACAGCAAGGTTTTAGTGTTAGTTGTGGGCTGATGTCTAAGCTAACCCACGGGTGTAGACACAACGGTTTCATATAGTGTACAATTTAATAAATATATTTAACCTTAAAGGTAAAGCATCTTGCAAAAAAAAACTAAGAGCATACTCGACGAAATTGATAATCTTTTTGTACAAAGAGACAAAGAACACATCATTGAAAGTCGGGTAACTCACGTGATCCAGGGTGCAATCAATCTGATTAATCTAATTAGAGAAGAGTATGATGCAGAAACCGCTTCGGAGTTAGAGAGAAGAATTATTAACAGTATTAAAGGGCAAGATTCCTCTAAATTTGCTAGAGGAATAAAGAGGGTTAAAGGACAATAAATGAGCACACGACCGGACTTATTACGAAAGTATTCAGATTTACTTGAATCGAGCGAAACCGAAGTTGAAGAAGGGGTACTAGATTTTCTAAAACACCCGTTAAACACGCAGGCCAGAAATGCATCTTCTGCTCAACGAGGACAAAACGAAAAAATTAAAAATACAGCTGATACTGCATTCACTAAGTGGAATCAAAAAGCTGCAAGCATTAATCACACCGGCACACCTCCTACTCCTGAGCAATTCGAGCAGTGGGTACAGAAATATTTTAAGTTAACTGTTCCGGTTGACCAAATGAACTTAAACTTAGATGACCCTAAATCAGTGTACAAAGCAATTACCCAGATGGCCGGTCATTACTATGCAGGCACAACACCAGCACCAGCACCAGGTGGCACAACTCCCGCAGCTGGTGGCACAACACCAGCAGCAGCAGGAGGCACACCGCCAGCAGCAGCAGCAGGAGGCACACCGCCAGCGACAGCATTTAACCCTGCAGACTTAACATCTGCAATCAACACTGCTCTTAACGATCCGAATCTAAAATGGAACAGAGAATTAAAAGCAGCAGTTAAAAACTTGTGGGTGCGTATGGGCGGAATTAAAGCAGAGTCTAAGACCACTAACAGAAAGATGGTAACGTGATCCTAAGTGAAGGCGGTAATGCAATTCCGGATTCTATTCCTGTACTTAAACAGTATATAGGACCTGTTGTCCGTAAAGCTATTTCCCTATTACCACCCGAACTGCAAGGAGCAGTACAAACTGACATTGGGTCGGCGGGATATAAAGCAGAGTCCGGTGACATCGATGTGTTCATTGACGCACAAGCAGTAATTGATCATTTTAAAACAGGCAACGACAAAAAGTCACCAGAGACCGCAGCAAAGAAAGCGTTGGAAGCACACTTCCTTTCTAAAGGGGTGCAAGCAAACGTTAAGGGCAGGAACGTTCACGTCGGTGTACCGTTTCCATCTGGTATTGCACAAATTGACTTCATGGTTATTCCTGATTCCAAAGAAGTTGCACCGTGGCATCAGCATGGCCCTCGTGGTATGTACAACGAGCCGAACTTTAAAGGTAACGCAATATTCATTCTGATGAACAGCCTCGGTAAACCTTTGGGATTAAAGTTCGATGCATTTGGAGCAAAGTTATTACGACGAGATAACAACGAGATAGTAGCTCGTTCACGTGATGACGTTGCTAAGTTGTTACTGAATCCGCAAGCAACAGGCAATGACTTAAATTCAGTTAAGTCTATTTTAAATGCATTACGTAATGATCCTCGTAAAGAAGAAAAGCTTGCACAAGCAAAAGATGATGCAGCCAAAGGATTGATTACGTTACCAGAGTCTATTCAAGAAGGCTCGGTAGCCTGGTTTAGTGCAGTAAAAGCATTACTAGTAAAATGAGAGCTAACGAGTTTTTAGCAGAGATGTATGCTGACGAGACGCCTGACCAAAAATGGGATCGATTGCAAATCGATAAATTAATAGATGCCTTGCGTACTAATTGTGCGCCGTACTTTAAAGAAACAAACCGTATTATGTATCGCGGCATAAATGCAGCAAGGATGCCAGACTTAGTATCAGTTGCATCTACTTCTAAAGAGAGATTTCCTAGGGATACCCCAAACATCCTTAATCAGTTTATTGTTGAATGGTTTGAGCAAAACGTTGGGATTCCGTACCGCAAAGAACATACATTATTTGCTACTGGTTCACGATTGGAAGCCGACGGGTACGGAGCAGCATTTATGGTATTTCCAATCGGCGAGTTTGAGTATTGCTGGTCGCCAGTACACTCAGATTTGACTGACGCATTAGCCAGCATGTCGGGTAATAGTTTGCGTATGGATGAGATTAAAACTTCGGTGTACAAAGTGATGAATCGAGGGCAGTATGAATTTAACTTTGATTTAACTAGTGCAATTGATTCTAAGAATGAGATTATGATATATTGTAAACAATACTATGCTATAAACTTTCATTCATTGACTGTTGATTATCGAACAAAGATCGATTTTAACCTATTTAAAGCTGAACTGTTTCGGTAAATATAGTAAAGGTAAGGTATTGACATGAGAGCAAAAGATTTTATTACAGAAAAAGCTGACTACAGCACAAGGATGGAAGCATACTCCCAACTTGAGTCTTTATACAGAAGAGTGTATGCCCCTCAATTTAAAAAAGAAAAAGTTAAACCACTTAAACCAGAAGAGTTAGAGCCAACACTTAACCAAGCGGCACAGTTGTTAAAAATAACCGGTCGAGGCACTAAGAATTGGGGCAGTGATTTTTCAGCCGGTTATCTATATGATAACATTGTTGTTGAGATCAGAAAGATACTAGCAAAGTCTGGCAATAACATTTTCCCGAACGCTAAAACAACTATTGGGTTCGCAAAAGAGTTAGCAGCATATTACGGCGGTAGATATACCTGGAGAAATCCAACAGTCTGGTCTCGCAGTACCGGCGGCAAATATGCCGATCCATCTACTCACATTGCGTTTGACTCTAAAGAAAAAGCAAATGACGTGTGGGCAGATTTAGAGAAACACGGTAAACGAGTTTATATTAAAGACAGCCCATCCTCTGCTCCTCGTACCTACATTAAAATTGGTGGCTTACTTATTACCTGGTCAAGCAGAACCCGTGGAGCATTTAGCGATAACCCAGAGACTGAACACAGTTTCTCGGTTCAAACTACAAAGATTTTAAACAACTATTTAAGAACAAAGCAGGACATCACTGACCAACAGGCAGCAGCATTACAAGATATCGCAAACACTAAAAATGCTAATGCAATGGAAATGATTAAGGCCATTGTAGCAGTGTTTAAAGGCGAAGAAGAAGTTAAACAAGTTATTGCACAAAGTCAAAAAATTGCTCCTCAAGATAAGGCAAAACTTGATGCTATTATTGCTGGTGCACAGAACTTTAAGGAACCTGAGTGAGAGCAAGTGAGTTTATAACAGAATCTAAGAAAACATTCCGTCTGAACGAAGTTGGGATGGCTCATGCTGAGGATATTATTTTCTACGAAGGTAGTAACGGAGCACTACGAGTAATTAATTCGTTTGCTAACTTACCAAAGAACAGAGATGAAGTGCTCACTATTAAGTGGGACGGGCAGGTTGCATTATTTGCAGGCCGTGAGAACGGGCAGTTTATTATGACTGACATGGCTGGTTGGACAGCTAAAGGATACAATGGCCTTTATACATCTGCAAAAGAGTTTTTAACACAAAAACGTAGCAAAGGCGGGAATGAAGAGTTTCTTGCAAAAATAGAAGCACTATGGCCAATTATGGAATCAGCAGTGCCACTAAACTACAAAGGTTTTGTTAAGGGCGATGTTATGTGGTGGCCTGGTAACCTTAAAGAAAACAACAACCGTTGGGTGTTTGGTGAAGGAACAACCACGTACGAAATCGATAAAGACTCAACCTTAGGACACCGTGTCGGCCAAGGCGAAGCAGGTTTTGCGGTACATGGTTACACTCCGTCTACTCAAGATAAAACGCCAACTCCTATTAAGAATATGGCAGGGTTAAACCCTAACGGCCGTTTGTGTATTCTCGGACCTGAGATTAAAGTTGAAGGGGATATTCAACTTAACAAAGGTAAGATCAAGGAAGCAAAAGATTATGTTAGAAAGAATGCAAAAGCAATCGACTCGTTCTTAGACGAAGCAACGCTTAAAGCAAACAAAATGTCAGGACTTCCTGACATGTTATATACCTTCGTTAACCAACAAGTAAAAACACGAGACTTATCTGGTTTAGCAACAAAGTTCTTACCATGGGTAGCACAGAATCCTAAATTATCTAAACCAATGATACAGAAGGTAACCGAATACGTGACTGCAAACAGTGCGGGCCTGCAAGCAATCTTTAATGTGTTCGATGCTGTGACTTATCTAAAGCATGATATTATTAATCAGCTTGACTCACACGAAGGGCCTATCCATGCACATATTAAAGGTGCACGAGGCGGCGAAGGTTATGTAGTGTCATCCACGGAAGGTCCGATTAAAGCAGTAAACCGCACACACTTCTCAGCAGCTAACTTTGCTAATCACGAATAATGTTTGACTTTGATGGGTTAGTATTAAAACCTACTACTAATTTATCAGAAATAACATCATTGAGTCAAGACCCTGTTTTAGTTAATGATCATATTTCTACTTTCACTTTAAGTGACGGTGAAAAGAGCAAAGCACATAATTCATCTTTTGATAATGTTGTATCTTTAAATCCTTCTTCTACTTTTATATTTGACCATTATATACATTTAGATAACATACCGAATGCAATTTTCTTAAATTACTTTTTTCTTATTACTGTTCGAGAATTCATTCCAACATACATCTTTTTGCCTAAAGAAAGAGAAGTTACGAATCATTTTACTACATTAATAAACCGTATGCGCCCAACCAGGGCATTAGTTAGTTGTTGGGTTGCAAACAAATGCAGAACTATACCATTCGAATATAGTTTGCATAAAAATAGTGAATTACTTGGGCAAATATTACTTGCAACAGATTCGTACGGGTTAAGGACTAATAGGTTATTACAGCCGAATTTTTACGACACCGATTGTATTGCAAGTAAGGATCAGAAAGTAGTTAAGTTTACGTCTAACCTAGATAACTTTTTAAGCATTAGGAAGCAATTCTACAATCAGTCAGTGTTAAGTTTAGTTACCGAGCCACCATTTAACGAACTTGGTATTATGTTTACTGAAAAAACAATACAGGCTTGGTATGCAGGGCATTTTGTAATCTGGGTAGGAGGTTATAAAGCAGCCGAGTATGCAAAAAAACTTGGATTCGACACGTTTGACGATATTATCGACCATAGTTACCAATATATCGAAGATCCAGTTAACAGAAGCATAATGTCTTTAGTGTTAAACAAAGATTTAATCTTTAACTTAACCAGGCAGAAAGAATTGTATGTTAACCATTACGATAGAATTGAACAGAATGTTTTGTTACTTAAAGACATTAACCGATTAAAGCAAAATACAATAAATATAAATGATGCAGTAATGTGGGATAAGTTTTCCAACAATCCGCACAACACGCTATATCAACAATGGGAAAAGAATCTATTTGTCAATGAAGAATACACCGTTTATACAAGAATTAGTTGAGGCACGTTTATATAAAGGTGAAAGTACCCTTAAAGGTAAAACCGCCAAAGAGATCGCGTCTATTGTATTTTTAATGATTATGACTTTAGAAATACTTCGGCACGAAAGCCCGTCGTATGCTAAAAAGTATGTTGAGAACACTTTCCAGTTTGGTGAGTTCAACTCAATGAGATCAGTTATGTCTGACTTAGGTAATTTACTTGCAGTACTGTCTAACCAAAAAGATTATGACAACACTATTAAAGCTGACTTCGGGATTAATATTCCGTTCTTGCAGTTAAAACGGTACTTAATGGATATGAAGAACGGGAACAAAACCTCGTCGGTAGATAAAACTTTCTTCTTAAAGTTAGAAGACTTCCTTAAGGTTAACGAGAGTTTGCATAAAACAATTCGCCGTTATGTAACTAACTGGGATACTACCCAAGCAGCAGAGAAGAAGAACGTAGTAGAGATTATTAAGCGAGAGTTTAACACCAGATCAAACTACAACGACATATACCTACATTTAAAGTCTGAATCTCTTACATTCAAATAGACGCCAATTTTTGTCGCAAATGATAAATATCTATATGCAAAAATAATTTGCAAATATATTTAGGAGATTTATTATGCCAACAGTACAGAGAGTAAGCGGCGACGCAAAACACGTAGTATACACAGATATGGGTTCAATGGTTGCACCAGGTATCGGTAAGTACCCAGTTGCAGTTAAAGTAACTTTAGCAGCAGCAGCAGGAGGCAACTTAGCTTTAGGCGGCAACGTTGAATCAGCATTACGCATTTTACAAGTTAAAGGTACAACATTAGTTTACCAAGTTAACGGTACAAAGTTAAGCGTTTTAATGGAAGCAAGCGGTTGGGTTGACGATGCAGAGATGTTAGCAGCATTAGGTGCTTTAGCATCAGCAGTTAGCACAGCAGGTGGTTTCGAGCTTGCTTAATTAAAAGTTAAGTACAAAGAAAAGGCAGTTTTATAACTGCCTTTTTTTACGGCCATAAATATTGGCATCGTATGAATTTTAGTGACTCTGATCCGTTGTTGCAGTTATACATGGGGTTTACCCTTGTTGACATCACGCAGACAAAAATTACTAACGTTAAAGATTCGGCCGCTAACCCTAAGGGCAGAAACCAGCAGAGAAACTGGGAAGCATTAGTGCAAGTTCTAGGATTACGTGCTCAACCAATCATTCTTGAATACTTAGGAGTCGAAACAGAAACGTTATCAAGTTACGAGTTTGGTAAATTATACACTGGAACCCATAAAGTGTGGGGGTTTAAATTTGGAGTAGAACACGCAGGTGTTTATGACGGTGCATATCCTTTTAGTGTGTTAAATTCAGATTGCAACAAAGTTCCGGTGGTTGCAAACTTAGATGAAACCATACAACTATCTAACTCTATTTTCTCAACCGAAGGCGAAACTAAGAACATATATTTTAGTGTTTTACAAAACATAAATACACAATGCGAATTGTAGAACTATTGAATAATTTATCGGTTCCTTTAACAAATGAGGAATCGGAGATATTAGATAAGTTTGCTAACCTAACAGAGATTAGCAAGTCGTCTCTTGATCCTAGAGAGCAGTTACTAGCTAATCAGCTAGTAAACAAAGAAGTCTTAACTAGAAAAAATAATGGCCAGCAAATCATCTACAAAAAGAAAATCCGCTCCTAAAAAGAAAAGCGTCTCGGCTGATGTAGTAATTGAGAAAGCTAGGTCTCTATTAGAAACCGAACGAGACACTTTTATTGTTACAAAGATCTCTGACTCTCAATATAAAGTAGGTAACTTTTTAGTTACTGAAGATAACGGGTGCTGGTGTGTTAATAATAAAAAATTTAACTTTCGTATAAATGCGGTAGCATACTGTGCATTAGTTCATGTAGGGTATGGAAATAACGCAAACACCGTTTTTGACCTAGACAGCAAAGTGTCTCGGTTACTCAATGAAAAACTACTATTCGAACAACGGTTAGTTAACTCGATTCGAGTTAAAGATGACTGGAAAATGCAGGTATACAGTGCAAGGTATGCTGATGTTAAAGCTCATCTGAGTAAGCATCAAATCGAATTGCAGAAAACTTTAAACCTTGCTAAATACATTAAATTATGGTCTGACCAATAAGGAACAAACATGAAAATTACAGATATGAGCTTAGACTCAATTAAGAAAATTAACAAAGTAACTGAAAGTCGTTTCGGCTACAAGATCGACTATAGCAAAATGACTGGCGCAAAAGCAAGAAAGATGCTTGCAACAGTTAACGAAACTATTAATTCAGTTCGTCGTAGTCACAGCATTCACAGTGCAGAGAAGAATCCAAAGTACATGGAATTGTTAATGATTCGCGAAGGTTTAACATCGTGGGTTAAAGCTAACAGCCGTAAGATTATGGAGAGCGAAGTTGGTCAAGCAGAAGCTATTCTTGCTGCGAAAGACATGGTTGATTCGTTACAAGACATGCTTGAGAAAATTGGTAAAATGTCGATTGAACAATTACCAGCATTAACCGATACTATCCGTGACCAAATCGGTAGCGAACAAGCAGTTCAGTTTAAAACTACAGTAGGGCAAACATTAGCAGGACTAATGGAGCAGTTAAATCAAGCACGTGACGGCATGGACAATGCTGCTCGTGCATTAGCCGGCGAAAACGCTGATATGTCGATGGGCATGCCAGGCGCAGAAGCAGGTAATGAACTTGACTTAGGTATGGGTGCAGATCCGATGGCAGCAGGCGGTGAGATGGGTGCAGATCCAATGGCAGGTGTTGAAGACGAATTTGCAGCAACAGATGCAGCAGCAGGCGGTCCAGAAGACATCGGAAGAGAGATGCGCTAATGCGAGTTAAAGACGTAATTTTCGAAGCAGTATGGGACGAACCGATAAACGAAGCTGGATATGCTCGTGATTCAATGCGGCCAACTGGCGCTCCCTTAGATCCATATGCAGACACAGAGTCTGGTATCTTAGATGCAGAACCAGAAATGGAACTTTCGTCTAACGCAGATCAGAAGATGATTAACGCAGTTCGCAAGGTATGTGACCAGTATAAAGGACAAGGTCATGCTCAAGTCGAGTTACTACCATTCCTTACTAAGGTTATGGAGTATGTTAAGAAGCCAGTTAACCTCGCTGACTTAATTGCTATCAACAAGAAATCGCCAGAGATTCAAGCGTTAGTCGACACGATCGACGAAAAGAAAGTTAAGTTTAAGAACATGTCGGTTAAGAACGAAGATCCTGCTAAAGAACGTGCTAACGCACAAGCAAAACAAGCATCAACAGTGTCAGGTATGGCTTCAAGAGCATTAGGAAAATAAATGCGGTTTAACGAGTTTGCAGTTAAAGAAGAATACCTCAAAGTAAAAGAGGACGACGACCAAAGTGCTCAATTAGCAGCAGTGTTGGTATCAGTCCTTCAATTTATTAAAGGAAGAGCAGAAGACCAAAACGCTCCTGCTAAAATCAACACACAAAGTTTAATTAACTTAGTTAAAAACGTTGGTCATCCAAATTTTGGATATGCTGATTTAGTTGATGCTCACGAGCAAATGGATACCGTTAAAAATATGATCAAGTCTTTTAACAAAGATGAAGTTATATTACGCTCTGACGATGACGAAGAAGATGAAGAGCAAGTAGCAGATACCCCTGCCCAAAGTCCAGAAGATACAGTTGACTCTATGGCAAAAAGTGCATTAAACAAACGCCAATAAATTTGTTTAATGGAGTGTAATATACTATAATTAATAGTATGTTTACTCCAAAATTTAATTACACAAAACTAACAAGAGAGACAGTAGATGGTAAACGCCACTACTGTACTCCTGATGGGAGAAAGCTCCCATCAGTAACTACTATTCTTGACAAAACAAAACCGGAAGAAAAAGTAAAAGCACTACAGGAATGGCGTGATAGAGTTGGGCATCAAAAAGCTCAACAAATCACTACAGAGGCGGCCTCTCGTGGCACCAGTATGCACTCGCATTTAGAGAATTACCTAAAAAATGGAGAGCATAAACGTATTGGAACAAACTTAGTGCATGATCAAGGTTACAAAATGGCTGACATCATTATTAACAATGCACTAGTTAATATTGATGAAGTGTGGGGTATGGAAGTTCCAGTTTACTTTCCGGGTTTATATGCTGGATCAACTGACTTAGCCTGCGTATTTAAAGGAAAGCCGTCAATTTGTGACCACAAACAATCGAATCGACTTAAGAAAAAGGAGTATATCGAAGATTACCTACTACAGTTGGTTGCGTATGCATTGGCTCATAATGAAGTGCATGGAACTGACATTAAAGAGGGACATATTTTCATGTGTACTAAAGACTTACAATATCAACAATTTGATTTAACACCCAACATGTTTGATGAATATTTAGAAAAATGGCTTACTCGTGTGGAGCAATTTTACAAAATTACCGGTTAAATGCCTGGACCAATTATTGATAAAAGAAAAATAGGTCATCCTAATGTAGCATGTAAAGGTAAAACATGGAAGTTGATTGACGGGAAGCGTGTTTGGTTCGATAAAATCGATAAATAACAGGTAGAAGGCAAAAGGAAAACAAAATGGCAATAACGCAGATCAGCCGAATAATGCACCGTCATGGTTACCATGAAAATTTACCTCAATTAGCAACTGCTGAGTTAGGTTGGTGCTTAGATACCAAACAACTTTTTATCGGCAACGGAACAATTGAAGAAGGTGCACCTAATTTAGGTAACACTGAGATCCTAACTGAGTATAGCGACATCTTTGCACTTCGCGGTACATATACATACAAGGGCGAACGCGGCACATACACCGTTCAAACAGGAGCAACTGCTCTTTCTTCTATTTCGAGAGCATTAGGTGACAAATTAGACGACTATGTGTCGGTTAGAGACTTTGGTGCAGTCGGTGACGGTATCACAGACGACACCGCAGCAATTAATCGTGCAATTGCTAATCTATATAAGTCAAATTTAATTGGGTCACAACCTTTAGTTCGCCGCACCTTGTTTTTCCCAACAGGGCATTATATTACTTCTGGTGTTATTAATTTATTACCATTTGTTACAATCAGAGGCGAAGGGAAAGATGCTACAATAATTCGTGCAACTAGCCCATTAGCTCAATCAGTTATGCGAAACGTTGACGCCAATGGCCAGTTCGGAATCAACAACGGTATTAACGGCACTACATCGTCTCAGTACAACGAAGTAACGGATTTAACTATGATTCATATGAGTGAGAGAGATATTTTAAGTATCGACTCACTTAACAGCATTCTATTAAGACGAGTTGGCTTTGTTGGTCCTCTTGTAATGCCGTTAGTTGCAGGGTCAGCAATTGCAGGTATTAGACTTAAATCGTCGGCGTTTACTACTAAAAACGTAGTAATCGACGAATGTGTATTTTCTAATTTAGCATATGGTGCAATAGTCGAGGATAACTCAACATCAATTACTATTAACAAAGCAAAACTAACTGAGTTATATCAGGGCGTTCGTATTACTAACGGATCGCATATTAGCGTAACCCAAAGTTATTTCGACTTAGTATCAGCACACGGCATCATTGGAGTAGGCAACTCAACAAGTGTTGTTAGTTCACATAACTATTTCGCAGACGTTGGTAATACAATGACTGGTACCCAAGCAGACCCGTTACTTGGTGTAGTACCTGCAACAGCAGCGGTGGATTTTGCAAACAGCAATTGTTTTAGTATTGCTGATGGTTTTGCAAGAACCGACGTTGCTGAAGAAGTAGTCCCATCTATTAACCTAAATAGAAAACAAAGTGCTTCTTTAGGTAAGAATGCTGAGTTAGTGTTAGGAACAAAAACACAGTATGCAGGAACTGAAGTAACGTTAGACGATAATGTTCTTTCTATGCTGTATATCGATACTCCTAAGGTATCAACCAATGCGGTGTTCCAGTATACCATTACAAGAGGTAATACGTCGAGGGTTGGTACGTTAAGAATTACTAAGGTCGGCTTTGATGTAGTATACGATGACGAGTACACCGAAATGTCTGATGTAGGGGTTACCCTTATTCCGATCGAAGACGGCGGATATGTATCATTGAACTACACTTCAACATTAACCAACGAAGCACCTGTTTTTAACTATACATTGCACATTTTAAAGTAATATGTGGGCTGGACAGCCAGAAGAACGCTTAACTGCGTGGAAGGCTTTTAGAAAAAGCCTGTCGGGTAACAATGTCGTTGATGTACTAGATGACGTTGCACAGAAATGGGCAGATGTTCCATTTGTTCCTTACTATTTGGATATTAATGACATTAGTTCCTGGCCTGACCCATGGACATTAATCCACGAAAATCAGTATTGCAATCTTGCAAAAGGGTTAGGGATGTTTTATACTCTATATTACAGTGATTTTAAAAATAGCAATACCGTTTCCTTCTCAGTATACAAAGATGATATTGGATATGAGTACGGATTAGTTATTGTTAATAACGAACACATTTTAAATCACACCGATCGTGAGATTGTAAATACACAACGCATAGAGCAATCGCTAAAGTTAGTAAAAGAATTTTCCAAGCAAGACTTAAAAATCGAATAATAAGAGGTATTAATGAGTAACATTCAAGTTATCAAGAGGGACGGTGTACACGCACCTCTTGACTTAGTTAAGTGGCAAGCCCAAGTTGCAAAAGTGTGTAAGGGGATCGCCGACGTCAGTCAGTCAATGATTGAAATTAAAGCGCAACCACACTTCTTTAACGGTATCACTACTAAAGAAATCGACGAAATTACATTACGGGCTATAGTAGACTTAATAGACGTTGAGTCTAATCCAGAATTAGGCCATGTAAATTATCAGTTTGTAGCAGGGAAGCAACGATTATCTATGTTGCGTAAGGATGTTTACGGTGATTACAAACCGCCTCGTTTATACGAGATCATTAAAAAGAATGTTGCTACTGGTTTATATACCCCAGAGCTTCTTACTTGGTACACAGAAGAAGAATGGGATAAGATGGAAACCTTTGTTGAACACGACAAAGACGAAAACTACACTTATGCAGCCATTGAACAATTAATTGAAAAGTATCTTGTTCGAAATCGTGCAACTAAAGAAATCTACGAAACTCCTCAAGTTCGATATATTGTAGCAGCAGCAACGGTATTCCATATGGAAGAGCCACAGTCGGCTCGCATGAAGTATATTAAAGATTACTATCAATGTGCGTCGGACGGTATGTTTACCTTAGCAACACCTGTTCTCGCTGGATTAGGCACACCGACAAAGCAGTTCAGTTCTTGCGTTTTAATTAAGGCAGATGATAATCTGGACTCTATATTCGCAGCAGGTGAAATGATGGCCAAATATGCCTCGAAACGAGCCGGAATCGGCCTTGAAATTGGTCGTTTACGACCCTTAGGTGCCTCGATTCGAGGCGGTGAAGTCATGCATACAGGTATGATACCTTTTTTAAAGAAATGGTTCGGAGATTTACGGTCTTGTTCGCAAGGCGGAATTCGTAACGCAAGTGCTACAGTTTTTTACCCAATTTGGCATTATCAATTTGACGACTTAATTGTCCTTAAGAATAACCAAGGCACAGAAGAGACCCGAGTCCGGCACATGGATTACGGGGTTGTGCTTAACGCAATGTTCTGGCGAAGATTTAAAAATAAAGAAAACATTACTTTCTTTGACCCGAACGAGGTTCCAGATTTGTATGAAGCATTTTATCAGAATACAGCATTGTTTGAAGAGTTGTATGTTCGTTATGAGAAACGCAAGGACCTACGCACAAAAACTATGCCAGCTGAGGAGGTGTTTAAGAGCGGCATTTTAAAGGAACGGTCCGACACGGGACGCATATATCTAACCTTTATCGACAATGCGATGAACCAAGGTCCTTTCGATCCTACAGTTCATACAATTTACCAGAGCAATCTGTGTGAAGAGATCTTGCTTCCTACAAAGCCATTTAGATCGCTAGATGACGAAGGCGAGTTTACCTTGTTATTAGACGACGGCCAAGAAATTGTATTGCCTGGCCAGCATAAAGTTTTACTTTTTAACGGAGAAAAAAAGAAAGTTAGGGAATTAACAGAAGACGACGATATTAAGGATTTGCTGGTTTGACTACTCGAATTTTGCCCGGAGTTAAATTTAAAGTTCTTCCTTCGGATTCAGGTAACCTATAATTTTTTATGCCATCATTGAACCACTTTTTACCTGTGATGTATGAAACATCCTTGTGTCCAGAGCAGAATGATAATTGCGATTTGCCTTCGGGAGAGAGTATAACACCAGGATGTAATGATAGTTTATTAATCAAAGGATCATTGGGTAATAGTGTAAAGTTTCTTACCCCGTCGTTGAATCTCAGTTTTCCTTTTTGTCTCGATGAATTTTTTATGTTATCTTCTAAGGATCTAGCCCAAGAAGCACCGTTTTTTATCCTAGATAAGCTATCAGCGGACAATAACCGCCCTGGAACTAACTTTAGGTCATTTATTTTTGAATCAGTCGGTTTGAGTTTAAACGATCTAATGCCGTTGTTAAACCATAATCGCCCTGCTCGGTTTTCTGATAATGATTTTAGTGATTCGGGTGAATATTGTTTTGACCTATTTTTTCCTGGACTGCCCGGAGTTAACCCCAACGAGGAAATAATGGGGTCAGATTCGTACAGCATAAAAAATTTAATGCCATCTGTAAACCATTTCTTTCCCTTTGCCGGCGACTCTAAGGTCAAATTGAATTCTTTTACTCTAGGGGATGTTTGATGACACCTATATCTAGTGCCGTCCTCGTCGACATACCAGGATGTTCCTTTAACTTTAGAAGAAACGAGCGAGTTCCATTGCACCAACGTCTCTTTTCTAACCTTTTTAGATTGTTCAAATTGTGTCGAGGTAAGAAGTTTTCTGTAAGAGTTAGACTGACTAGAAACACTCATACAGCCAAATGCAAACCTGAGTTTATACCAAACATCGTTAAGGCCAACTTTAGACAACATCCAGTGTGCAATAAAATGTTCACGAACGGTAAGTTCGATCAAATTAGTTGCAGAATTGTCGCCACCGGCACATTTAGGGATAATATGATGAATTTCTATAATAGAATTTGTTGGAACGATTCTATTAGACCGAGACTGTATAAATTTAATGTAGCGTCGCCAGTAAACAGAACCAGTATTAATTTTATGCATTGTGCACCCTAAGATGTATAAATATATTTATATGAAATGGTACAAGAATGAAGATAATTAAAAAAGAATGCACTCGTGATGTGCCAAAAATAGCGTTATGCACCTTAGGTAGTATTAATTGGGGGATGTTCAGACACCCAGACGACATGCGTCGTGTTTGCCGTGTGCTACATCGCAGTTTGAATAACATATTAGACTACCAAGACTTCCTTAGCATTCAATCTAAGTTAAGTAATGATGAAATCCGTCCGTTAGGTATCGGGGTTACTAACCTTGCATACTGGCACGCTAAACGTAATTTGAAGTACGGTGAGAAAGAAGCACTTGCTGAAGTAAAGACATGGATGGAACATCAAGCGTTTTACTTAACTGAAGCTAACGTAGAACTTGCTAAAGAACGAGGTGCTTGCTTAGATAGCAGCAAAACACGGTACGGACAAGGGATTTTCCCATGGGAGCGTAGAGCTAAAGGGGTTAACGACTTAGTAGACTTTACTACAGACTCAGATTTGGATTGGGAAGGTCTTCGTGAGAAGATGAAAGAGTTTGGAGTTCGCAATGCGACTACGATGGCAATTGCCCCAGTTGAATCGAGTTCAGTTGTTATTAACTCAACAAACGGTATTGAGATGCCAATGTCCTTAATTTCGGTTAAAGAATCGAAAGCAGGGTCACTGGTACAAGTGGTTCCAGAATACCAAAAATTAAAGAACAAGTACCAATTGATGTGGGACCAAAAAGACTGTGCAGAGTATCTTAAAACTGCTGCGGTGTTAGCAGCATACGTAGACCAATCTATTTCGACTAATACGTTTTACAATCCGGTGTTCTTTCCAGAGAAAAAAATACCATCAACATTAATTGCAAAAAACTTAATGCTTTTCCATTATTGGGGAGGAAAAACGATTTATTACTCACTCATAAATAAAAAAGGTGCTAAAGTAGTAAGCGAAGAGTCGACGGTTAGTTCAACTAACATTGAGCAGATGGATAATGACTCCTGCGAATCGTGCAAGTTATGATTAATAAATAGTAATACTATTGTTTATTATATAAATAATATTACTATGGATTACAAGAAACATTACACGTTACTAATTGAGAGAAGTAAAACTAGGGTACTCTCGGGGTATACAGAAAAACACCATATTATACCGAGATGCTTAGGTGGAACAAACGATTTAAGTAACATTGCGCTTTTAACTCCGGAAGAACATTTTTTAGCACATCAACTGTTAGTGAAAATGTATCCAACTAGTCCTCCTCTAGCAAATGCGGTTGCAATAATGACAACCCATAATTCGTTAAACCGAGTTAACAACAAGCTCTTTGGATGGTTAAGAAGAAGATGTTCAGAGTATAGAAAACAGTGGTTAGAAGAAAATGGTCATCCGAAAGGGATGTTAGGTAAAAAACACACAGAAGAGAAGAAAAAACAAATATCTGAGTCAGCAAAAAAGGCAATGGTTGACGCAGTAGGAGTAAAAGTGTATGCTTATAACTTAGATGGGTCATTTTTTAAAGAGTATTCTACATTAACAGAGTGCGCCTTAGAGTTAAAAACTAATCCATCTAATGTTAAATACACCGCTGAAGGCAAATTTGGGTTTTGCAAAGGGAAGCAGCTTCGGCATACATTTAGTGAAAGAATTTCTCCTTATGTAAAACCGGTGCATCCTTTAAAAGGAAAGAAAAAAACAAAAGAACATATTGAAAACTTAAAAAAATCGATGGCGCATCGACCAAAAAGAACACCCGAACAGAATGCACAGCACAGTTTAAAAATGAAAGAATATCACGCAAGAAATAAATTAAAATGAACACTTTACCCGAAACAGAATTTGTATTAGTTAGAAACAAAAGAGAAGAAAATGCAGTTGATGCATTTGGTCAAAATTATTCTTGTCATGTTCAAATCGTCAGGAACAATGGAAAATTTGACTTTAGCGACTTTCGTTATTTAAGGATGAGCAATAAGGGAAGTTATGAAGAATGGGTGCATAAGGACGAATTAGACATGTATCAGAAGGCGGCACTATGAGTTTATCACAATACGATTTTAAGAAGCCAACAAACTACCTAAAGCGTAGGATGTTCCTGGACCCAGAAGGTCCTGTAACAGTTCAACGGTTTGAAGAATTTCGTCATCCTAAGTTGTCAGCAATGGAGACTACTGCACGAGGGTTCTTTTGGCAACCAGAGGAAATCAACCTTACAAAAGATGCAGCAGATTTTAAAGAAGCAAGCGATGCAGTAAAGCACATCTTTACTAGCAACCTGTTACGACAGACAGCACTAGACTCGTTGCAAGGTCGAGCACCAACACAAATTTTCTTGCCTGTAGTAAGTCTACCAGAACTCGAAGCACTTGTTTTAACATGGGGCTTTTTCGAATCATGCATACACAGCCGTTCTTATAGTCACATCATCCGTAATATCTATAATGTACCTAAGGACGAGTTTAACAAAATCCACGACAATGAAGCCATTGTTAAAATGGCGTCAACAGTTGGGAAATACTACGACAATTTGTATGTGCTAAATTGTAAACGAGAGGTTGGGATTGATGTTCCTATCTACGAACATAAGAAAGCAATTTGGATGGCAATGCATGCCAGCTATGCACTAGAAGCATTACGTTTTATGGTATCGTTTGCTACTTCTCTTGCAATGGTAGAGAACAAAATCTTTATGGGCAATGGTAATATCATTAGTCTTATTTTACAAGATGAGTTACTGCACACTGAATGGACTGCGTATATCCTTAACAATATGGTTAAGGAAGATCCGGACTATGGGATTATAAAAGAAGAAACAAAAGACGAAGTGTATGGATTATACATGGACGTTATCCGTGAGGAAAAAGAATGGGCAGACTACCTGTTCCAAAAAGGGCCGGTTATTGGTCTTAACGCAAACATCCTGCGAGATTTTGTTGATTACATGGCGTTAACCAAATTGAAGGAAATTGGTATTAAGTATATGGAACCTGCTCCAAAGACAACTCCGATTCCATGGTTTAACAAGCATGTCTCAACAGATAAAAAGCAAACAGCATTACAAGAATCAGAGTCAACATCGTATGTTATTGGGGTTATGACATCTGAAATTAGTTACGAAGATTTACCGGAGATTTAAAATGATTAGGATTTTTAGCAAGGCAAACTGCCCTTTTTGTGATAAAGCAAAAGCGTACTTAAAGATGAAGGGCCTCCAGTTTGAAGAAGTGCGAGTAGACTTAGATCTTGCTGCTAAAGAGTTCCTAGTAGCACAAGGTCATAGATCTGTACCACAATTGTATATAGGAGAAACTTTGTTGGTCGAGGGTGGCTATCAAGGGTTAGCAAAATTAACAGAAGACGAACTTAAAGGAAAATTACATGCTGTTGAATAAATCAACGACAATTGATATTGAGGCCGTGATGTGTTTTAAGTTAGTAAACGGCGATGAAATGATTGCTAAGGTAGTAGATGTAAATGCCGATGAGGTAACGGTTTCTAAGCCGTTAACTCTTATACCAAGCCCACAAGGTATGGCAATGGTGCAATCGTTATTTGCTGCCAATTTAGACAAACCCATTCCTATTCGTAGATCTAACATTATGATGTATGGTTATCCCCGAGAAGATGTTGAGAAAGGATACCTCGAAACAACATCTGGTATTCAACTAGTTAGGTAAAATAGTGGGGATAACATTTTCTCCAGAATCTGGCACTATCACAGTAAATGAGTCACAAGATTTTACTCAGACAGTAGTTTGCACAGACGACACCGATACTGCGCCGCCAGATCTGTTGCCGGAAGAAGGATGGGAATCACCTACTGTTCTTCCGGTTATTATTGTTTCTGTACAGACTAATTTTGCAGAGGTTGTTTTTTCGGACAACACGTTTACTATTAACGGTCCGATCACCGGTGTATTTGAAAAAATGTTGGAATATCTGGATGCGACTAACAGTCCCCAGATGGTGCTTGAATTTGAAGATATAGCAGAGGATTTTAACTCGTTGTTTAAATATGTTGCTCCGTCTATAACTACTAAAAGTGTGTTTATTACTATAAATTTTAGGCATCATGGAACACATCAGTATGAAATTATTGTTAACTTTGATCGTGACATAGCTAACACCAAACTAGTTGAAAACGTAAAGAAAGGCAAATTTTAATGCCGGCAGCAACAAGAAAAGGGGTAGATGCAACTGGCGGGCATTCGTGCTTTCCACCACAACTTCCAACACAAGGTTCGCCGGACGTAATTACTAACGGTCAACCGCAGGTTCGTGTTGGCGACACTTATGCAAACCATGCTTGCCCATCGTCGCCGGAACATATCGAAACTCCAAAAGCATCTATTGGCTCGTCGACGGTTATAGTTAATGGCCAACCGTTGCATCGAATTGGCGATGCAATTTCGTGCGGTGACGTATCCGCTGCCGGTTCCCCAAACGTTTTTGTTGGGGACTTTGTTGGGGTGTTACCTCCAGAATACTCAGAAGAAGCCACTTTTGAGATACGAAAAGAAGCTGGTCGCGAAGCACCGTTAGATGACCCCGAAACAATTATCTATGTCCCGTCAACCTTCCCCCCGGATAATGCGCCTGCACCATCTCCGGTACCAGTCGAAGAACCAGTGGTTGAGACTGAAAAAACAACAATTTCTACAACTTGCTTCGGCGGTGAAATTGTTATATCAGACTCACTAATCCTAACCCCGAACTTTACATTGGGGTCATTAAGTTCGCAAACCTTATTCAAACACAAGGTTCGTGACCAAGCTGGTTTTACGCTGCCTGATATTGTGTGTAACTTGAAAGCAGTTGCAGAAAATATTTTAGAACCATTATTACTTAAATACCCTAACATTCGTATCAACTCTGGTTTCCGTACAGTTACCTCTGGAAAGTCACAACACGAAAAAGGGATGGCAGTCGATTTGCAATGGCCTGGCTTGGCACCTTCTGGATATATGCCGATTGCAAAATGGTGCGTTGACCATCTACCCTTCGACCAAATTATTTTTGAACACGGAAACACTATTTGGTTGCATATCAGTTATAACAGAATTGCAGCAAACCAACGTGGCAAAGTAATGACTATGTTCCGCGGTGGATACGAGCCAGGATTAAAGTTATACTATTAAGATGACCTTTTCCCCTTTAAATAAAAACATGAGTGTCCGTGGGCAATTTATGTTGTTAAAGGAGAAAGTCGAAGCAGTTCCTCGCTTCCCAAATCCTGCATCTTTTACTAAATTTATATCTATACTACTCTCAGATTTTGATTTGAAGTTTAAGACTGTTCGATCATCGAAAGTTGACGACAATATGATTGTGTTTAGCGGAGCATATGATCCAGAAGATGATAAACAAATGTTTCCGTGCATCGACATCGATGTAGTTTACTCACTTAACCAAAAGATAATTGAGACCAGGAATTTAGACATTGAGCTTGTTCTGCTTGATTTATACGAAACAGTATATCACGAAAAGACGCATCAACATCAGTATCGAAATAGGAAATTTAGACGTCCTCCAGTTTTTAAAGGAGACACGAGTGAGCAAGTATATCTTGGCTGTTGTGACGAAATAGAAGCACACGCAATTGAGATTGCAGTTGACTTATACATTAAAGACTTGCATAATTTAAACAAAGAAATTTGCGATAATTCAGTATATAAGCATTATGCAAGAACGTTTGGGTATGATCATAAAATACTAAACGAATTATTTGAGCATTCGAGTAAATACTTTAATAAACTACAGGAGCACGATCATGTCTTACGTTGAAGAGCAAGAAGATTTCGATTTACATGATGCTTACGAGGATGAGCTAACTGACCAAGATTACGGGTTTGTTCTTAGTCCAGATGGCGAGTTAAAATCGGTATTTGTCCCGCATGATATGATGGACATTCCTGATAAAGTTAAAAGTATATTTTCGATGTTTGGTATAGAAGACCCGCACATGGTAAAGGTTCACTCCGTACACTAATCGATAACACTGCTAATAAACGTAAGAGCGGAGCACTGTACAATATGACCTAGAGTCAGTGCTTATTTGGCAGTCTAATTAGAAACTATTTTAGATTCGTCTGCGTATTGTTTTAATTGCTCAAAATTCTCTCTTGCTCTTAGATTAGAAGAGAGAATTTTGTCAGCTTCTACGTTATGTCCACCTGCATCAACACGACGTTGCACCTGTTGAGCCGCTTGCTCTGGATTAGTATCAATTAGGATAAGATGGATACGGTAGTTGTACTTTTTTGCTAAAGCAATTTTGTTTATTTGACCTTTTAAGTTGCTGCCTGTTGTTGGATGTGCAACATTAATGCCAGATTGGAAGGCCTCCTCTAGCATCGGTTTGATCATTTTTATAGCACTATCTAAGTCAGTGCCAATCTTTACGGCATCCACATCCACGAGCCAGGCACTTGACAAACCAGGTGTGTTTTCGATATAATAGTTCTTCCCAGATCCTGCTCCGCCCATAACAAGGGTAAATGTTGGTGTAAAGTCTTTTAATCGCATAATATGTATTTATTAATCAATGGGTTACAAAAACTCTTGACAAGTAAACCTTTTTGGTAATACAATAACGTTATTATTTAACTATTAAGGAGAAGTAAATGGCTGCTCGTTCTACTGCATTCAAATTCAAATACAAACCTGTAGTTAAAGTTCCGAACCCGATGGTCAAAATTAACCCACTGAAACGGGGCAGCGGTAAGACTGTTACTTTGCAAGATCGAGTAAATACTCTGAATAAAAGTGCAGCCTGGCTCAAAACTGTAAAAGCCTGGCGAGACGGCGGCCTGCTGGTGGATTTGCTTCGTTTACCAAAAGTAGCCATGGTGAAACTTGGAGACATTTTGATCGACGAGGACATCCAACGTATCTTAGATGACAAACATTGTGCTACTAAAATTGCACACCCAACCCATTTTGACCCTGCGTTGCTGCAAACCTTGCAATGCATTAAGACCTCTCAAGGAAATTACGTTAGCATAGATGGCCAACACACTGCGTCTACTATTGCGGCGCTGATTGATGCAGGCCTGTTTCCTGCTAACACGTCGTGGAAAGATTTTGAGTTTCCGGTCCAGTACATCGAAACAGACAATCTAGCTTTTGCCCGGCGTGCGTTTAGTATTCTAAATGGTCGCGGCAAGAAAAAGCAAAGTCAATACCAACAACTGCGTAACTCAGTGTTTATTGTTCGCATTGACAACGACACAACCGACGCAGACGACGTTGAAGTTGAAAAGAAAGTTAAAATTGCTGAAAAGTACGAGTGCTTCCCGATCGAAGAAAAGTCAGCACTGGCTAAGTATCCCGGGACGTTTAGTAACATTGCTACATTTAACTCTCTGTCACCTAACGAAATTAAAGAAGCGTGTGCCTGGCATCACAAGTATTTCCATTATGAGAGTGTCCATGTGTCGCTGTTCTTTATTTTCCGTGATCTGTGCCGTGAGTTTAAGTCTGCTAAGATTGATGTAACTCCTGTATTCCTTGAAGAGCTTGCAGGATTGGTGCAAAGCCTGTTTGGTAACCTGCATCAATTCCAGGAAAGTGTAACTGAAGCCCACCGAAACTGGCATAAAAAGCAGTATGGTTATGTTGGTGCTTGGAATGACGATGCTTATGCCTGTTCGCTTGTGCAACTGTACCAACTGTTTGGCGGAAAAGAAAAAGTTGCTCCGACTCTTGTGGATCGGTTTGGTGACTTGACTAAGTTTTTCGACACCGACATTCTTGCATTGGCATAATCATGTATTACTTGTACCTCATCGAATCACTAGGTGGCCGCGCAGGATTTGGAATTACTCAACACCCGTGGGAACGTAATAAACAGTATTGTTCTCATGCCGGCGGTATCGTTAAGTTTGTGTACCTGTTTGGCGGTTTGCGAACTCATGCTAAAGCGGTTGAACGCACAATTAAGCAGCAATACGTTGATAACCTGTGGTTCGTTGGGGACTGGAAAACCGAATGGTTAAACGAGAATGTAAGCATAGAAACGTTGTATGAGTATGTTCAAACCTTAATCAATCAGCGACATTACTCCTTAAAGGTAGTTGCTAAGGACTTTGACTTTAGACATCCTATTCAAAATCAACAACTTACAGCGGCCTAAATTTTGGTTGACTTTTAACCAAAAAAGCGTATAATACTAACTATCGTAAATGCATTAGGAGTTAGTTATGTTTAAGACTTGGAATGGACTGAGCCGCAACGAGCAACTCCACTGCGAGTATTACGACTTCTACAAAGAAGTGCATGGCATCCGCCCGCGTTGGATTTACGCTGAAGGCGGCGAGCCAGGTTACCCTGAAGCCGAAATGGAGCAGATGCTTGAATCCCTTGGCCGCGAAGCCGAGCAAGTGTTTGCTGCCGAGGCCGCAACTGAGCAGGAAAACATCGCCAAGTTCGAAGAGACGGTTGCTGCTCTGTGCAAGAGCATGAACAAGTCCCGCGAAACGATAGTGCGTTGGATGTTCGACGGTTCTGACAGCAACGGCGACTGGGATTACTACTGCTTCAACCTGGGCGTTCCGTATGGTTACTTCAAGGACTTCTACGAGAAGGAGGCTGCATAATGAAAACCGAATATCGCAATAATGGCAACATGAATGCAACGACTGGTGCTGGTTGGTTGTTTGGCATCGATATGGATCGTGGCTTCTACGTGTCTGATACGATTGGTTCCATCGATGCACCGGGATACATCGTTACTGGTAGCACTGTGGAGAATATTTTCGAGCCCGGTGAGAATTTCAAACCGAATGGTGCTCGCTTCGTGATCAACAATATTGTGCCCAGGGAGTAATAATGTCAGTCAATGTGTTGTTGGGTGTTCGCACTGGAACCAATGGTAAGCGATTCTATGCAATGACATACTTCTTCGGTGCTGACATGACCGAAGATGAGGTGTTGGATACAATCATCAACAAAACGACCTTCACCTACAATGCCGGTCGCAAGGTATATGGTGTGAATCATCGTGCAAAGAAATACATCGAAGCACGTGATTATGAAATTGTTCGGGAGACTGCATAATGAAACAAATTTATTGGCTATCGCCGCTCGGTAGATTTGATGATTTTGATGACCCGTATGATCTGTCCGTTGGCGGTGTAATGTATGATGCCAAGACCAAGATGGGTCCGTGGGCAAACATGACTGAAAAGTCGTTCTGTGAGCACGGTGTTGGCAAACTCGGCACCGGTCTCGGACAAAAGTATGAAATGCAAGAGAACGGCAAATGGATGAAAGTCGCAGGTTGAAAATGGGCAGATCAGAATGCGAAGTTATTAGCATAGCCGAAGCTCGTGTAAAACGGGCTATTGCCGAATCTAAAAACGTTGTTTCTATCAAACAGCCCACAGTGATTAAGCGGAAAGAGATCGATATGTTTCGCAAGTTGCTTGAAGATGTTAAGGAAGGTAAGGTGTGGGTTGACAAATAAAAATCTATTCACGTGCAGGACTGACGGTAAAGGGTTGTGGAGCCGCAAAAAGAAAACGGTTCCGGTAATTGACCTTAAAGTAGCTATTACACGGTGGGGCGAAGATACTTGGGGAGAGCTCAAAGCATACTTTCCGATGACAACCTGGAATACCCAGAAAGACGGGCTTATCTATACCGATAAACTTTGGATGGAAGAATTTCGGGTAAATCTTTGCCTTAACGGCCTTTCAAAAGAAGCTGCTGACGATTTGGACTATTCAGAGCAAGGGATGCAAGGACATGACTACGTTAGTATGGATGTAGGCCATACTTTTATTAAAGAATTAGATGAGTTGTACCGTTTCTCTAACGGACAAAATCCTAGACGTGTTAATATTACAGTTGAAGATTTTTACGTTGAGGATGATTAAATGACAGATGTAAAAGACAATCTAGTGTATCACCTGTTGGCCTACTGTAATATGCTAGATGAGAAGATAAACGAACTTGAAACAGAAATAAACAGGTTAACTACGCAAAAAAGTCAGATTGATGATTCTGGGTGTTTGTTGCACGAAGATAATGACGGAACTCTTGGTGGCCACGTTATAACCGGTGTGTCTGGTGGAGCAGATTATGTAGGGGATTTTGAAACTGGATTCCCACGTGAGCTAACTATGGCCAGGTATGAAAATTTTAAGTTAACCGCAGCATACTATCACGAATCGGTTGTATCTGATTTAAAGGTAAAGCTTGATTCTGCCAGAAATAGTGCAGCATTGCTAAAAAGCGCAATCGAGGATAGATTCTAAATACAGAAAACTAGGAGATGAACAGCGGTAAATAAACGATGTTCTTAGGTATAATCACTCTTTTAGTAGCACTCACTATTTCTGGTATTGCTGCTTACTATAGCATTGTTGGTTTAACTGCGATTTTCGCAGCATCTTTCTGGCCCATTGTTATAATGGGTTCTGCCTTAGAAGCAGGTAAAATTTGTGCAACTGTGTGGCTGCACTACCACTGGAAAGAAGCTACTATTGCAATTAAATGGTATCTTATCGGTGCAGTAGGGGTCCTCATGTTTATTACTAGCATGGGGATTTTTGGATTTTTGTCGAAGAGTCACGCTGACCAAACATTAGTGTCTGGTGATGTACAATCTAAGATTCAATTGTACGACGAAAAGATCCAAACCCAACGAGATAACATCGAAACTGCAAGAAAAGCATTAACACAAATGGATGCGTCTGTTGACCAGCTCATGTCCCGTACAACAGACGAGAAAGGTGCAACAAAAGCGTCTGACCTAAGAAGAAGTCAAGCACGTGAGCGATCAAGATTGCAGGACGACATCAATCAAGCTCAGAAAATAATTGTACAAATACAAGAAGAACGAGCACCTATTGCTGCACAAGTAAGGCAAGTAGAAGCAGAAGTTGGACCAATTAAGTATATCGCTGCATTAATTTATGGCGAGTCTGCTGACCACACGTTACTCGATTCAGCAGTTAGATGGGTAATTATCATTATTGTTTCTGTGTTTGATCCTCTTGCTATCGTGCTAATCCTAGCAGCAATCTACTCATTTGACTGGGCTAAGGAAGCAAAAGCAAAGCGAGTAGTCCATCAGAAAAAAGAAGAGGACATTGCCCAGAAAAATCGAATTCTTGAATTAGAGAAAGAGGTAGCGTTGCTAGAAAAACAAGCACAAGAAGCTATTGTTCCCGAATTACCGCTCATTGAGCAAGATGGGCAGGATATCGATTTACTAGAAGAAGAACTTAAAGATATGGTTGCAAATTTAAATGCAGCCGACCAAGAACACGACCAGTTACAAGTACAGTTAAGAAACATAGAAACAGAACTTGCACAACTAATACAAGAAGAAAAAGATTCTTTAGAAATTAACAACAGATTACTGTTTGACCTTGACGAAGTACAGAGTGCATACTTCCAAGCAGTTAGAGACAGAAATCTATTAGTAAACGAAGTGGCTACGTTAACAGATCAAATCGAGACTATTAAATCAACACCACCGGTTGAAGTAATTAAAGAAGTTGAGAAGGTAGTTGAAGTCCCTGTGTATATTTCTAAAGAAGAACAAGACTACGTAGAAAAAGCAATAGCTGACTTAGATGCACTTAACGACAAGTTTGATGAAATCTTTGCAGAAGAGCCAGACGCAGTACCACTCGAAAGACCAGGTGACTATGTAATAGACGAACTGCCAAGTAAACCGTCGTCAAATTTTGGTACTGAATTTCCGATTAACCCAACAATCGGTGACTTGTTCTTAAGGACAGATTTTTATCCTTCTAAGTTATATAAATGGAATGGCGATAAGTGGATTGAGGTTGATAAAGAGAACACAACCAGCTACACTTATAATGAACAGTATATACAAATGTTAATAGAAAAGATATCAACTGGCGAGTACGATATTGACGAGCTAAGTGATCTTGAAAGAGAAGAGATCCAAACATTCCTTAGTAAAACCAATGGCTGATCACTCAAATTTTATTACACCTCCTGATTTTATTTCGTCTGACTCAGAAGATATTAATAACGCAACTGTTTTGGTTATTGATGCTGACTGGATTGATGTAGAGCATGTTGCTGCGTTTTGTAAAACGAGCGACAAAGCATATAATGTGTATTTGTACAGTTCAGAGATGGACAACCTTCCTTGGCTGCACGATGCAGAACGTCGTGCAACTGCAATAATTATCAACACTGCATCTACGGTTATTTCTTCCATTAAAGACAAGTGGGCAGAAAAAGATAAAGCATTCTTTTACGGGCCAAAATCCTCTTTAAAGAATCAAAAGAATCAACTTAGAAAATTAACAGATTACTTTATCAACGATAAATAAACTTATGAAAAACGTATATTCTCCTGCTGGATCAACTGTTTGGGTCGGTAACGACGGCAACGTAGGAAAAGCACTCCGTAACTTTAAGAAAAAGATTATGGAATCGGGTAAGCTTCAAGAGCTACGTGATAGAGAGTGCTATACAAAACCGACTACTGAGCGCAAGAAGAAGGCTGCTGCTGCAAAGAAGCGTTGGCAGAAGCAACTTGCTGAACAGTCGTTTCCAAAAAAACTTTATTAACCAAAACATTTGTAATTTTCTAAGAATTCAAGTATAAATATTATTGTAATGACGCTGCATAGGGCGGGTCTTACATAACTTGCTTATTTTAAGGAGAAAACAAATGAGAGCATTTTCAATTGATTTACCATCGCTTCACCGTGTAGCAATCGGTTTTGATCGTCAGTTTGACGAACTAATGCGTTATGCAAATAGCGTAACATCAGAACAAAAATATCCCCCACACAACGTAGTTAAGTACAACGACACCGATTATGCAATTGAGTTTGCAGTCGCTGGTTTTGACGAGTCCGAACTAGACGTTGAGATTGTTAAAGGGGTTCTAACTGTTACTGGGCAGCATACCGTTACTGAAGCAAAAGAGGATGACGAGACCGGAGAGTACTTGTACAAAGGAATTGGGCTGCGTAATTTCGTTCGTAACATCCCACTTGCAGAAAATTTCGAAGTGCAAGGTGCTACAGTTAAAAACGGTATCCTCACAGTTAATATCAAGCACATTATTCCGGACGAAGAAAAGCCACGCAAGGTTGCTATTAGCTTCTTAAAGTGATATAATGTAGTACATGTGCTAGGGCAGTGTGCTCTAGCACATTTTTAAAGGACATATAATGCCTCACGCTGAACCAATCGAAAAAGTAAAAATTCAACAAAATATTAATGTCAAGCCGCCTTCGATGTACAAGGTAATCTATGTTAACGACAACGTAACTACTATGGAATTTGTGGTCGAGTCGTTAGTGGCAGTGTTTGAGTTGTCTCGAGCAGAAGCTGAAGAGATTATGATGATCATCCATGAGGAAGGGTCTGCTGTTGTTGCAGTTTTGCCTTACGAAATTGCTGAACAAAAAGGCGTCGAAGTTACAGTTCTTGCTAGGAATAACGGGTTTCCGCTAACCGTCCGATTGGAAATCGCCGAGTAGTAATTTTCTGATATCGAGAAAAAATGACATCGTGCATGTTAGACATCGAAACTGCTGGTACAGGCACCGACGCCGTTCTTTTAACATTTGGTGCAATTAAGTTTGACCCATACTCAGACGACGAACCGGGGCCAGGGATTTATTTCCGTATTAATGTTGATGAGCAAACAGTACTTGGCCGTAACATTGATCAAGGTACAATGGATTGGTGGTTAACTCAACCAGCAGAGACACGTGAAGAAGCATTTGCGGAAGACAATCGAATTTCGATTCTCGATTTTACTAAAGAGGTAAATCGTTTCGTTGTTGGAGTGAAAGATATTTGGGCGCAAGGTCCTGTGTTTGACATTCCGATCATTGAGAGTCTATACAGACAATTAGGAATTCCTGCACCGTGGCAATATTGGCAGATTAGCGACTCACGCACCTTGTTTAAACTAAAACCTGATCTTAGGATTCGAGACAAAGGAGCCCATAATGCGTTAGTTGACGCATACACTCAGGCTAAGTCGGTGCAGGCAATTTATAAACACTTTAATATCACAAAACAAGTATACGAGCCAACATCATGAGAAACATCCAACCTTGTCATGCAGCATGGTCGCTTGAGACTAAATTGCCTTTATCGTTAAACACCCATAGATTAAATATCCACCCTTGATCTTTACATGCTTGTTCTTTTAACTGTAAATTTTTGTCGATAGTTACAGTAAATGTAGACTTAACTTCAATTATTCTTTTTTCATGAGGTATAACAATGTCTGGGTTAGAGATTAAATACTTATATTATGAATACTATACTTGAAACTGTTACTGGAAAACTTGTGGATTTATCAAACCCACAAGTTGATCAAATCGATATTGAAGATATTGCATGGGCACTTTCTCGAATGCCTAGGTTTTGCGGACATACTATAACTATCACGGCATATAATGTAGCACAACATTCTGTGTTTGTTGCAAAAAAAGTTGAAGAACTTCTTCATAGTGGTGCAGATACACTTGACAAGATTAATATATCTTACCAGGCTTGGGATATGTGGATGGTAGATCCAGACAGTCGGGACCGAATTGTTCTTAAGGCATTGCTGCATGATGCTGCGGAGATTTATATCGGTGACTTACCATCACCGATTAAGAGGATACCTGAACTTAGACCTATCATTAAGCAAATCGAAGATAGGTTATCAACTACTGTGCTAAGTGCATTTAACTTATACTCAGTCGACGACCAAGAAGAAAAGCTAATTAAATATGCTGACAAACTAGCTCAGAAAATTGAAGCCCATGCATTTATGCAATCAAGGGGGAAACACTGGGAAGGGCTTCCGGATGTATCACTAGAGGATTTGCAAAAATTCCAAACTCCTCTTCCAAGCCTTGATGCATACAAACTTTTTAAGAAAACATTTAACGAGTATTACACACGGGTGAAATCACTATGCAATTAATTTTTGGTAAAGATGCTGCTGAACAAATGAAGGACAGGTTTACTGTGCTAGAATTAGATACAATGGACTACAAAGGTACACCGGTTACTGTGTATTGTGTAGTTGCTGCTGAAGATATGTCGTTAGGGGAAATACAGTTCCTTGAAGAGAATAAGCGTATGCACGCCTACCTTATCGAACAAATTGCAGCAGGTAACTCAGAGAAAATGCTAGAAGCTATCACACATTTACGAGGAAAATTTGGTGGTGCAGTAGATAGCTATTACGACGAAGTTATTAAACGAATGGCATTACTGAGTTAGTAATTTATAAATTGTTCTCCAGTTTAGGCTATCATGTGGAATGTCTAAATTGTCTAAACATGTTTTAAGATTTTTGAGCATCTCGTCGACAATAATGTGCTTAAAGTCATAGTAAAACCAAGAATGATTAAAATGTACAATATCTTGTAAATCTAACATGATTTCTTGTTGGTGTTTTTTAGACATGTTACATATTTTTTCAACTTCGTCAACTATTAATCCTAACCGTTTTTCGTTATCTGATTCGGAATCATAGGTTTCGTTGATATAGTCTGAGAAAGTTTTAAACCCGTATGATTTTAAATAGTGTAAATTGTTGGCTGCTCCAGCTAAAATAAATGGGCGACCTGCAACAATCGGTTTAAAAATCTTTTCGGTTAAATGTAATTTTTCATAATAAAAAATTGTTTCGGGAACTATATTCCAGTCTGACTGGAATATAGAGTCAGAAATCGATGCACTTAACGTTCCTCTAGGTTCGACGTCGACTGTTAACGGAGTAGACATATTAGATAACACTTTTGATATTCTCTTCTTTTGATCCTCTGATAGTTTTGTTTTGTTGCGGTTTATTTCGTCTTCCCATGTTACCCCGTTATTCATCAATGACATAGATACATGCCCGTGCGGGAGTAGTTTACGATCAATGAGATCAGACACTAATGCTAATCGATATGACCGATCAGCAGTAACTAAATGATTTAAGCATGAAAACGTTTTCCGATTTGCATACTGGAATGGTAGTGTGGGTTGGATATGTTGATACGACCTAAACCAGTCAAGCGATGCTATACCGTGAAAGAAGTAATACCAGTCCTGAAAATCGTAATACTTTACCAGGGAGTTTTTAAACGTCGAGTGTTCAGAGTTTGCGAATATTATATGTTTACTTAGATGAGAGGTTATATGCTTGGAAACAGAAGGTAAATCGTTATCAGGCAAAATAGGTTCTTGGTCGTAATACAATATTGACGATGTGTACAACAAGTTGAAAACTTTTTTTAAAAGATGATGGTACCCATCATATGATTTGTATAAGTTTTCTTCTTTAGTTGTTCCAAATGGAGAAAAATAACTATGTGGTATTCCTAATAAATCAGTAACATTTTTAGAAATAACACGGTATAATTCTTCGGTTTGTATCATAGTATAAATTAATTAAAGGTAGTAGGTGTAGCAATAAATATTCACAAGTTAACAAAAAGGAAGATATGACATATCAGATTGGGTTTATTGGGTTGGGAAAATTGGGTTTAGCTTGTGCTCAAGTTATAGCAGAGAAGTACGAAGTATTTGGTTATGATGTTGCACCACGCGACAGTAATTCAGTAATTGTTAAGCCAACTGTGCAAGAAGCAGTTACTGGTCGTGACTTGATATTTATAGCAGTACAGACACCCCATGATCCTAAATTTGACGGTAGTGCGCCTATCTCTCATTTAGAGAAAAAGGACTTTGACTACGCAATAGTTAAAGATTGTTTGACTGAAGTAAACAAGTATGTAACTAAAGATCAGTTAGTCGTGTTGATATCAACCGTGCTTCCTGGAACAACACGGGATCAACTACGAGATTGCATAACAAATGCAAGATTTATTTACAATCCGTATTTGATTGCGATGGGGTCGGTGGAATGGGATATGGTCAATCCAGAGATGGTAATTATTGGTACCGAGGATGGCAATGAGACTGGTGATGCTAAGATACTTATAGATTTCTATAAACCAATTATGCAGAACAACCCACGTTATGTAGTTGGAACATGGGATGAGGCAGAGTCCATTAAGATCTTTTACAATACCTTTATATCAGCTAAGGTTGGCATTGTGAATATGATTCAAGACGTAGCAATGCGTAATGGGAATATCAATGTTGATGTTGTGACTAACGCATTAGCAAATAGTGATATTCGTATTATGAGTCCGAAGTACATGGTCGCTGGAATGGGAGATGCTGGACCATGTCATCCAAGGGATAATATTGCATTACGTTACCTTGCAGAGAAATTAGATTTAGGGTATGATTTGTTTGACACTATTATTAATGCTCGTGAAATACAAGCTAAGAACTTAGCTGATTTCCTAGTAGAAAAATCAGATTTTTACAATCTACCTATCTATATTCACGGCAAGGCGTATAAACCGAATGTTAATTTCTTAGATGGGTCGTACAGCACTTTAATTGGCTATTACGTTGAGGAATCAGGAAAGAATGTAACATACCTAGATCCATTAACTGAAAAAACAGTTCCCGTTTCTGTTAAAGGTGTGGTGTTGTTGGCGCACAATGCACAAATTACATACGGATACACAGGTGAACAAAAAGTAGAAATATACTCTGATATTTTACCCGGTAGTGTAGTGGTTGACCCGTGGCGCAGAAGTACACAAAATCAATTCCCAGGAGTGACCCTTGTTCATTACGGAAATACACGAGGTAAGTAATGTTATCTAGCAATAATGAATGGGGAAAGTTGAAAGAGATTGTAGTAGGGTCAGCCTCGTATGCAAATTGGCCCCGCTATGATAAAGTTTTTAAGAAAGAATCCGAAAAAACAAGCTGGAAAGAAACTCCTGTTCCTTCTGGGCCGGTTCCACAGTACATAATAGACGAAGCTAACGAAGACCTCGAGATTTTAAGTAATACACTAAAGGAGTTGGATGTTATAGTTCATCGTCCGTGGCATCAAAATTATCAGAATCTGGACGGAATGTATAATTATTGTCCTCGAGATCGATTGCTAGTCGCCGGTGAAGATATTGTTGATGTTAGCATGATGTACCCGTGCCGTAATATGGAAATTACTTCTTTGTGCGACGTTGTAGATCGTGCGAAAAAAGTACACGAAATGCCTAAGTATGATGATATGGTATTAGATGCTGCTAATATTTGCAGGTTAGGCGATACTTGGCTTTATCTGTTAAGCGATAGTGGAAATGCTAAAGCATTGTATTGGTTGCGGGATCAATTTCCACACATTAATATTGAGTCTTGTAATTTTTATTCTGGTGTACATATCGATAGCACTATTACTCCGTTAAGAGAAGGGTTAGTATTGCTCAATGGTAGTAGGGTCAATGAAGGTAATTGCCCAATGACTTTTAGAGATTGGGAAAAAATTTATATCAATGACGTTGTTGCACAGGATTTTTATCAGTATCCGTATGCAAGTAAGTGGATCGCCCTAAATATGTTAAGTGTCGATGAAGAAACAGTTATTATCGACAAAAAGCAAACTGACATTATTCGAATGTTAGAGAAAAGAGGGTTCCGGTGTATCCCTCTTGAACTACGACACTCAAGAACGCTAGGCGGTGGATTTCATTGTGTAACACTGGACTTAGTAAGAGAATAAATACTTAAACAGAGTATATTATGGACCAAAAACTTCAATCGCTGTCGGACTCTTTTTCTAAGAGTTTATCCAACACTTTTCTAACAATGTTAGAAGAAAAAATTACCGAGGAGGTAATCTTTGCTATTTCTCAAGAATTGCAAAAGATAGACTTATTACAAACAATAAAATATCATATCTCTGAAAAAGTTCAACCGTTACTTAAAGATGCAATATTACAGTCAATACAAAATCAAATTAAAGGTACACCAAATTTTGGTCACGGAACAATTAGTGGTGCTGCAATTGATTTAACAACATTTTTTATTAGCGGAGATAATGTTAAAGGTGGGGTTCATAAGAATTTCCAAAGCGTTGGTATTCAAGATAGTGCAAAATCTTGCCAGTTGACTATTTTAGATAATGGAGTAGTAGTAGAAAACAAAATTATAGCAACAGAGTTAGAGATTAAAGGGCCTGTAACAATCGATGGTGACATTATTATTAAAGGACAAACAACTGCTGACACTCCATTCTTTAAGCAAATTACTGAATATGCAATCAGCGCAGTTACTAAAACTATAACTCCTGAGTTCTTTAATGCATACCGCAACGAGATGTTCGACAAGATTGAGCAAGAAGGTCTGCATGTTAAAGAGCTTACTGTTAACGGTAAAGAGATTGTTTCTGGCAACCGGTTAGGAATGTTTGTTACTGAGTCGAACTTACAAACAGTCGGCGAATTAAGACAACTGCAAGTCAAAGGCGAGACCTTACTATATAATACTGTGTACGTGGGCAACAAACGAGTCGGGATTAACACGTTAGAACCGAGTTCCGCTTTAACAATATGGGACGAAGAAGTAGAAATTTCCATTGGTAAAAGACGTCAAGATGTTGCTATTATTTCAGCCCCAAGGAAACAGTCGTTAGTGTTAAGTAGCGGTAATAAAGATAACATAGTTTTAGATTCTGACGGCGGCACCCTTATTAAAAAATTAACTGTTGGTAAAGTTGAGATAAGCAGTTCGGCTACCATGCCAACAGAAAAGGCTAAAAAAGGTACATTAGTGTTTAATGAATCACCAGAAATCGGACAGTCTGTTGGATGGATTTCACTCGACGGTAACAGATGGGCGGAATTCGGGAAAATTGGTTAAGAAGAAGTTGAAAATGTTGCGGTGCACAAGTATAATGATAAATAGAAAGTAAGGTGCTGCATAGGGCGGGCCTTACAGAAATGTTCGCTTACTTTTAAGGAGACTATTATGAACACAAATTTTAAATTCCCAACCGCAGTAGAAGTCGTTGAGCAGGCTCGTAAGACTGCAACCACAATCAGCACAATGATTCCTCAAGTTGAAATTAAAGATGCATACTCAATTATGACCAATGCACAATTAAATATTGCAACCACTTTTGCTGAAAAGTTTGATGAGTCAGTTAGCCAGTTCAAAAAGCAGTGGAAAATTACCGCTTAAATTTCGGTTGACATAAAACCCAAAATACGCTAATATACTAGCACTATGAAAAAGGTGCTTATATTAGCGTTTTTTATTGGCTATGCTCATGCGGCGCAACCGCTAAAGCAAGGTGTTTTTACTTGCGACATAGCAAAAAACTATAATCAGACTCAGCTGCTGGTTAAACAGCATCCCACCAAACCGCACAAAGTGGTGATAAACTGGGAAGGTCGTGATCGCATCTTGCACAACGAATTTACAACGTCCGGCGCACTTCGGTATGAAGGTGCAGTGTCGAAACTCGTTTACATTCAAACACCTAAATATAGTTTTGTTCTAGATAACACTAGTATGAAACCAATCTTGACAAGATGTGTTAAGAATCAATGACTTACAATTTTGGTTGACATTTAATCCAACTTCAGGTATAATCTGTTCATAGTTAAACAACCAGGAGCAAACAAATGGCGTATATGGATCAAACCAAAAAAGCTAAACTGGCCCCGAGCATTAAGGCTGTTCTCAAGAAGTACAAGATGAAAGGCTCTGTTGCGGTCAGCAACCACAGCACGTTGGTAGTCAATATCAAGTCCGGCGTCCTGGACATTATTGGCAACTATAACGCAACCGTTGCTCAACGCGACCCGACGGGCAATAAGCATATCAACAAGGCTACAACCAGCCTGGATGTGAACCAGTATTGGATTAAAGACCATTACACTGGCAAGGTTCAGAAGTTCCTCACTGAACTGTACGATGCAATGTCGGTTGGTAACTTTGATGATTCGGACTTGATGACTGATTACCACTCAGTTGGTTGGTATACTGACATTAATGTTGGGAAATGGAATCGCCCGTATGTTCTTGAGGCTTGAACTTACACTTATCTAAATGCCAACGGTTCGCCATACCAACATCAAAATACCGTTGACAATAAGGACAAAACACTTTAGGGCGGGACTTATTATGTTCCGCTTTTCTTTTTCTAAATTCTTCGCTATGAGTTTTTCCGAAGAACGGATTGTTAGCGCCAGCGGTTAACCCTTTCCTGTTTTTACGCATCAGAGCTATTGACTCTTCGGTATGGTTTTTCCCAAACATATTGTTCTTTTCGCCTTGCGCTCTCGCGCTCATCTTTTGGCGCCATTCTACATTAAAAGGAGCACGTTTCTGTCCAGTGTATGATTCTGATAGCTGGTGCCGCAGCATCTCATAAATGCGCCCTGTAACTTTAACCTCTTTATTTTTACTTGGGCGAGATTGCTGCCAAGCAGCATACACCATCTTATGTTTAACAGCATCATCGACTATCTTAATGAGTAAGAGGTGACAGATAAAATGCTCACGGGCAGTCAATGATACTATGTTATCCGCGTTGTTACTGCCGCCTAACGATTTTGGTATAATGTGGTGACGTTCGGTATAGCCGAAAATAGTTCTTGACTTTGCACGTTCGATGATGTTATAGTACCAATTATGATATTTGTTTTGTTTGAACATATTTCTATTTATCCCACTTTGATGTAGGATGGTACAAAATGAAAACAGTGATTTTGGTAGCAGTGGTTGCAGCCCTTAGCGGCTGTGCCACTGCGGTAGTTGATGTTGCAGCAAGCACTACAATCTACGCAACGAAAGCAGTGGTCACAACGACATACGACGTAGCAACATATCCGTTCCGAGATAAAGAAGAAAAATAATCACTAATTTTGGTTGACTTGCAACCTTTTTGGTTGTATAATCTGCACATCATAAACAAGTAAGGCGACTTAAAATGTCACGCAAAACTAAGTTCGTAAAAACCGCTATTAGCATGTCAGTTGCTGCAATGTTCTTGACAGGCTGTGTTGCAACTACCGGTCCAACTATACCAGCGACCGTGCAAGCTTCGCAGGCGCTTCGCGATGTTCCGTTCCATCGTCCGGTACGCGGCCCAGCATTTAACGCTACAGTAGACCAAATCCAAGCAGTACCGCAAAACACTACAGTTGGGTCAACGTGGCCGGTCGCAAAAGACCTAAACGGTGACGGCCTCGACGAAGTTATTGTTACTGGCAGACTTTGGCCAACGACCAAAGATTCTCTCGGGCGGTGGGGCGAATACTACCTTAACGTGTTCGGTTGGGAAAACGGCGTGCTCGTTAACAAAAACGCCGAATGGTTCCCTTTGGGTGACAATAATGTCTACGGTAGCGAACAAGGTCCATACTTCGGCGACTTTACCGGTAACGGCAAGATTAGCGTCTTTATGCCTCCCTACTCAGATTACTCAGATACTAACAACTCGACCAACTCAAAAGGTCAGATGTTCATTAGCAACGGAACCAGTTTTACTAAAGTTGAGATTCCGATCAACGCAGAAGTAGCAGGCGGTTTCGTCCGTGATATGAACAACGACGGCCTTGACGACATGTTTATGCAAACAAACATGAAGAGCATGATTATGTTTGGTAATGCTGCGTCTAATTTCCAAGTGTATTCGAGCAATGCAAATACAGCAGGCACATCAGCGATCGGCGCCGACTTTATGGGCAACGGCCAAACGTCGGTAATTATCACAGAAGTTGGCCATGCAAATACCCAAAGTATCTCTCGCCCAAATGCACTGTTTAGCTGGTCGGTCGACGGAAGCAACAATCTGGTAATGACTAAGATTACAGACCTTCCGACTCGCAGGTTTATGCTGCCGAAGTGGGCAAGTTATAACTTTACTGGCCCGCATGATGTTGCATCGCTTGCATATAACTTTGACAATGCAGGGCTAACCGACGCAATTATTTTTAGCCGTCCAGAATTTACTAACAACGAGTGGCCGAAGCACAGTGAAATCCAGTTTTTGCGTAACGATGGCGGCGGCGTGTTTGTTGACGTAACCGACACGACGTTGTTTAACTACAATACCTCTACGCTAACAACTATGCACCCAGTATTGGTTGACGTGAACAACGACGGACTGATGGACATTGTTGCGCCGACTAGCGAAGGTACGCAGGTGCTGATTCACACTGCTGAACACAAGTACATGGCAAGCTACGCAGAAATTATCAAAGCTTTTCAGCAGCAAGTAGATATCATCGAAAAAAAGATCCACAATCAGTTTGGTGGTTCAGACAATCAAGTTGCGTTCGTTCGCGGTCCAGATGACCAACTGTATATTGTTACAACTACACGAGGTGTTGAAAACGGAGACTTGCGTAAGACCTTGTACGTGTCGAAGCTTGGGGATACGGGTGTAGTAACTGCACAAGCCACCGTGGATGCACTCAAGCAGGCTTGGCCGTGGATGTCTCCTGCACAAGTCAACGAAACACTTGCGAAGTCGTCGATTGCTTGGCTTAACATGAGCAGCATCCAGATGCTTGACGTTGATAAGTTGTTTAAGCCGATTGGCGAGATGAAGATTATCACAATTGATGGCTCAGCCCAAACACTCACTGGTTCGATTAGCGGTGTTAATGTAGCTGGTGCAGTTAAGGACATGAAAGTGTTTGACCAAGTTGGTCGAGACTGGACGATGGACTTTGGCAGCACTAACCAAACGTCAACAAACTTCTGGGCATCACGGTTGTCTGATGCGCCCACCGACGACACTCGCAGCATTGGCGATCTTAAGAACATTCGTAGCGCATACCTTGGTACTGATTACGGTGTGCTAAAGATTGCGTCCGACGACAAGCAAGAGGTTACCGGTTACGGGTTGACTAACATCAAGCTTAGTGACAGCGTCCGAGCTAACGTGCAGTTCTCTAACATGCCATACAGTCCGTTTATCAACATGTCAGGTAGCTGGGGCGAAGTTAAGAAGTCGCAGATGTTTGAGGTGTCAGTAAGTGCCAAGCACGATGTATTTGAAGCTAAGGCAGGGTGGATTAACTCAACTACTGAGATCCGCAAGGGTTTGGTTACTAACGTGTCACCGATCCAAAGTGTTTGGGCAGAAGCTGGTTACTCCGATAAGACTACTAAGGTGTTTGCAGGTGTGTTTCCTAAGGTGATTAGCGGTAAGGTGGACTTGTCGATCCCGACTTCGGTTGACGTCAACGGCAAGGCACAATACACTAATACAACTGCGTCTGTATCTAACCCGACTGTTGGTTATGTTCGTATGCAGCACACCGAAACTCTTGCAAAGCATAAGAAGCTGTCGTTTAATGCAATTGCAACTACGAACAAGGATTTTGCAGTTGGTGTAAAGTTTGAGATGCGGTTCTAAACAAAAGGAAATTGTATGACAAGTAGAGCAAATGTAATGGAACTGGTTAAAGAAGTTTTAGAGGAGGCGGATCCAGTTCCATTCGAGAGGGTTAATCTAAACACAGACGATGCAGTCGAGTTTATTGGAAATTCGATTTGGGAAAAGTACAGCACAGAATGGTGTGTAGTTGACAAGAATAGTACCGAAGAAATTATGCTGGCAATTCTTATCAAAACACTCGCAGAAAACTTTTACCTACACACCAAGCTCATCATGCTAGGTGAAGCCGACCAATGATTTACTACAAAATTCGCAGCAAGAAAAATCCAGAAATGTTTCGCCTAGCTGACGGTCGGTGGAACAAGTCGGGCAAAGTGTATGACACGCTAGGGAAGCTGCGGACGCTTATTACAACTAAGATGAATTCTTATCACGACCACGAGCGTGCCGAAGTACAGTTTTGGGAGTTTGTTGAGTTCGAGGTAGTTGAGAAAAACGTTAAGCAACTGCACGAAGTTGTTGATCCCAAAAAGCTCTTTACTTTACTTTCGAAGCAGCAAAGAAGCTAAGTCATTGATTTATATAGGAATGCAGTAAAACACTATTCTGTTTAAAATCAATGACTTAGCAAAAACGATCCGTTTACAGCAATTTTAGGGGTGTTCCGAAGGTCAAAGCACACAGCAAAAAAGCGTTGAAATGTAAGTCATTGATTTATATAGGCCTGCAGAAAAATGTAGATTTCGGTTGACCTAAATGGTAATTTCCGGTATAATAGCATCATACGCTAACAACACAGGAGCAACAAATGGCAAACGTTCTTAACGGTCAATTTATTAACTGGTCCGCTATGACGGGTTCGCAGATTCGCGCCAAGGTTAAGGAACTGCAAGCCCTGGCGAAGCTGCAAGAGAAGGCTCCGGAAAAGGCTGCTGCCAAGATCGCTAAGGCTGCTGCCAAGAATGCGGTGAAGTCTGCTGCTAAGACGCAGAAGGCGGTTGCCAAGCCGGTGAAGAAGGCTGCTGCTGTTAAGTCCGGTGGTCGCACTTCTACTACGGAAAAGCGTATCCGCGCAATGTCCTGGATTCCGCAGAACGGTTTGCTTGCTCTGGACAAGCTGGATGCGATCCGCAAGATTATGGCAGAGTTTGATGTTCCGAAGAACTACGCTGCGAACTGGCTGAAGTTGGCTGCTCCCCAACCCGCTGTTTAAGGAGAATAGAATGGTATCGTACATTTCTCAAGAAATTGCTCATCGTTGGTCTGGAGATGCATCTTTGTCTGGCGGCCGCACTTTGCAGTTGGCATACAAATTGCAAAAGAAAGGTTTGGTAACAGTGACCCTTGTATCGCGAATCGCGACTGGGCACAACCGAAGCAATACTGTTAAGTATGTCTATTCGGTTGTGCCGACTGATAAAGGGCTTGAATATTTTGTTTTTCCTGAGGCTGCTGTTTAAGGAGAATAGAATGAGTGAAATTGTAGACCTGCTCAAAGCAAACAGTGAAGGCACGTTGGGCGAAGTAACAGATGAGCAACTGACTGCCTTAGCTACTTATTACTCCGTCCAAATCCGTAAGTTCGGACCGGACGGCGCAGAAGCCAGCAAGAAACTGTTAAACCTGTTCCGCAATGAATGGCCTAAGGACTTTACAAACGGTTCCAAACCTTTGTGCTAGACAGCGTTCAACATAACGACAATCCGCAGTGGCGCAAGAACCGTGACTTGATTGAGAAGATGGGAGTGATGTAATGTCTACGAATTGTGTAGTCCGTTTTGTCGAGAATGGCGAACCGCTTTGTGCTTTCTATAAACACTACGACGGCAACACGTTTGGTGAGAAGCTCAAAGCGTTCTACAGCGACAAGAAAATGGTCGGCGGACTCGGACTTGACTCTACTAACCAAGTGAACGGCGTAGGTGATCTTGCAGCTCAAACGATTGCTAACTTTAAGACCAGGCCAGGCGATCTGTATATGACTGCTCCCAGTGATGAAGGTGACTACACTTATGATGTGTATGTTAAGGGTGGTAAGATTGTTGTAATGCCGCTGTAAGGAGAATATTGTAGCAACGAAACTTGAAAAACTTAAAGAGAAAATTTCTAAAAAGAAGGAAGAAATGTCCCTTTATCTAAGAAAAGGGAAAAAAGAAAACGGTCCATGCGCTAATCACCTTTGTGCTGCACAAAGGCAACGGTGTATCACAAACACGAAAAGAGATTTATCTATTCTTGGAATTAGATGATGATTTGTTTAGTTTGTGGTAGACCATTGGGATCAACTGGTATCTCTAAACATCATATCGTACCGAAATCGCGCGGGGGTAAAGAGGTAATTGAGTTACATAATATATGTCATGAAAAATTGCATCGTACCTTTACAAACAAAGAATTAGAAAGTATAATATTTACGGCAGTACTTGAACACGAAGAAATCCAAAAGTTTATAAAGTGGGTGGCAAAAAAACCGATCGACTACTATTCCGGTAGCGACGAGAGCAATGTAAGATACAACAAACGAAGGAGATAACATGATCGATGAGCGTAAAGTAGCAAGGATTACCCCGTTTAGCGCAGGAGACTGTGTAAAGAATGTTCCTAGTCAGTTCGAGCTAGTTCTAATTGCGTCGAACCGTATGCGGGAACTGCAAAAAGGGGAGCAGCCGTTAGTTAATCCAGGCGGCGACCATAATATGACTATTGCCTTGCGTGAGATTGCAGCAGGCAAAGTTGGACGTGAATATCTTACTAAAGGAGCAAAGCGCGATGTTCGTAAAACTGTTTAAAGAAGTTACTAGTAAAAAGAAGGCTAACGAGGATTGGATCGAAGCCGAAACTGCTCGTCTAAAGGCTGATTTGGAAACAAAGCGAAAAGCGGCAATCGAACGGATGGGCACTAAGTGGATTTTGCACCCGGATCACATGGTGCAAAAGAAGGACATTGAAGCAAACAGCCTTGGGTTTAAAACGGCTTAACTATAAAGGGGTGTTTAAAATCAATGACTTACAATCGTTACTGATTTAAACACCTTCTTTAGAATCAATGACTTACAAAATTCCTTTAATTTTAGCCCAGTTTTGTGCGTATTGATACGCAGAATTGCTGTAAACGACTGTAAATTTTGGTTGACTTTTAATCCAAATTCTGGTATAATTTGTTCATAGTAAGTAACTTAACAAGGAGAAGCAAAATGGCAAAAAGCACTATGTCCGCAGAACTCGAAGCCCTGGCAACTGAGGCTGTTTTCCACCTCCAGTTCCGCACTGCTCGGGCTGCTCGAATGATTGCTGCGACCTTGGGCGTCACCGAAGACGAAGCCCGTAAGGCGGTTGCTGCTGTTGCAAAGCCCCGCAAGGGTTAAGGAGTAAGTCATGAAAAAGTCCATCCTCATCCTGATGCTCGCGGCCTTAGCTACCGGCTGTGCAACTACCAAGCGGATGGACTTCAATGACCTTAATTACTACAAGATTGACTGTGCAAACAAAGAAGCACAGATCCGGTTCCTTGAAGGTCAATTGTCAACTCAGCCTGATCGTATAGCTGCTGGGTTTAACGGTCTCCTTAACGTGCTCAACGGAACGTATGCTGAGACCGAGCGTATTAAGAACCGAAGTCACGATGCAGTGGCCCGTTCCTTGCTGTGGGATATTAGGACTTACTGCCCATGAAAACCTCTACTCTAATCATTGCTGCAATGCTGGCAACATCAACGTCAGCTATGTCAGCTGAGTGCTTCTTCCGTTCAACCACAGGAAGCAAGGTTACTGGAACGTTGAGCCTGGTTAGTGATATTAAGTATTGGATCACTCCTACGCTTAACAAGCAGAAGAAGTGCATTGCTACATTTAAGGCACTTGACGACAAGAAGCAGTGGCACAATGGTGTCGGCGAATATACGTTCTCTACATCGGTATCAGACGATGATGGATGCGCTCTTGCAATTGAGCAAGGCAAAGCAGAGCTAATAAATCGAGTGTACGGAAGCTTAGTTGACAGCACCAGCGAAATGGTGTGCAACGAAACTGAACCCCCGAAAACTCGCCCGGTGCAAATCGGCGAAGAGATTCAAATTTCGGATGTTAGTATCCACCCGAACAAGCAACCGTTCAAGTATAAGGGCACATTCTGCCAGTGGTTTGTTGAAACGAGCGTGTCCGACAAAGACTTGTATCAGTGGCAAGGAATTGTTTGCAAAACAGGTCGGCCTGGACTTGATACGTGGACGGTTGTAGATAAGTTCTAAGAAAATAATGGTTGACAAGATATTTAAATTATCGTATAATACTAACATCGTAAAAAGGTCATAAGGAGACCAAAATGAAAACCAAACTGATTGCTGTTGCTGTTGCTGCTGTTATGATGACTGCCTGCGCTTCTAATCCGGCGCCCAAGGTTGATCCGGTACAAGCAATGCGAACAGCAGAAGCCAAGGCAGTTCTTGATACTGCCCCGTCCTGGTACATGAATGGTACCCCGGCCACCGCAGACCATATGTTTACCGCAGGCACGGCTGTTAGCCGAGACCTGTCAATGGCTGTGAAAAAGGCCACAATGGATGCTCAAGCTAAGATTGCAGAGTACATCCGGGCAGACGTTGATGCTTACACCAAGGTTCACAAGCAAGATGTCAACGGAGCATACAACGAAAATACCGAAGTCCTTGTACGCAAGTTAGTAAACGAAATCCAACTGTCGCGGGGAACCGTGGTTCAAAAGGTTGCTTACTCTGAAGCCGGCAGTTTCCGTGTGTATGTGCAGATTCGTTACCCAGCTCCTAATATCGAGCGAGCTGTTGCTGCAACTAACACCTACGACGGCCCGACTGCTCGAGAGCGAAAGCTTGAGGCTGAACTAAACCAACGTAAGGAAGAAGCCCGTAAGGCGAAAGAAGTTGCACCGGTAGACGTAGGCGGCATTGTAATTAAGGGGATAGAAGCAAGTCCCGAATCTAAGCCTCTTAACTTGGATTCCAAGGAAGAGAACTAAATATTGCAATGCAACAAGAACTTGAACAAGAAATACTACAAATAACCGCAGCTCTCGGAGAATCACAAAAAGAATATGAGGCTCTGCGGTTACGCTATTCGAACGAATGGAATCTCCGCACTCCCGATGCAAATAACGAGTTCGTGAAACAGTTAGGTGATCTCGCGGCTGAAATGACCCATTACCAAAAACTGTTTAAAGAGTTATCGATTAAGTATTCTACATTAGTTTTAGGTTCGGTGCCTGAATAAAACGTAACTGTAGCAGTCACTAAATACAGTGTGACTCTTACAGCGAAAGAACAACTCCTTGAAATCTTGGCAACCCCGTTACCAAGTAAAACTGTTCAACGCAGATTGTCGTATGTTCCAACTAAAGAATTTACATCTCATGTATTTGATTTATTAAACGAGTGCGTTTTTGGCGGACATCTAACTCGTCCATGTATTAACTTCCGTTCATTATTGCCAAAGCATTGGGGACTGTGTATTGGGTTCGACGAAGATAACTTATACTGCAAACTTCGATTAAATCGGGGCTTTTATTGTGTGCAATGGTTTGTTATAGTATTAGCACATGAAATGGCACATCAACATCAATGGGTGGTGCAGGGGCCGCATCGAAGAACACATAAAAAAGAACCATTACTAAGTCATGGTAAGACGTTTTACTTGTACAAAAATAAGTTAGCAGAAATAGGGATACCACTTAAAGTTTACTATGACGACGTTAAGTGGTTTAAGTATCAACAGATGTTAAAGATTTAGAGCCTCTTAGCTAACCATCCTTTTTTATACGGTTTTCCGGTTGTTGCAGTTCCGATTAAATTAGTATATTGGAACCCTTTTTCTTTACAAAATTGTTTTAATTCTCTACTGTATATTTGAAATACTTCTCCTTCAGGAGAAGTAATTTCGTATAGTTTTCTTTGTGCTAGATAAAATTTTTCTTTTGCTTCCGGTGTTCGTGTTTTATTTTTTTGTTGAGCGAGTTTCATATTTGCTTTTGCTTCGTCGGAGTAAGTTTTGCCCTTTCTTTGGGCAGAGTGTCTCTTTACCCTTTCTACGTCGTTCTTCCAAGTTCTTCCGGTATTTGCTTTGGAAATTTTTTCTCTAACCTCTTTTCTTTTTGCTGGATTTTTATCTCCGGATACCTTTTCGCTAAGTTGTTGGTAATATTCTTCTCCCCTGTTTTTATGCCAATTTAAAGACATGTTCCTTTTGTGTTCTTCTGTTTTCGGAACCCCAAGCATTGTCTTACTCTGTTTTTCTCGAGCTTCAACTGATCGAATTATTCCTTTATTCGACTTTGCTATTTTTCTAACATTAAATCCATTGCCTTCGTCGGCAAAAGGTCGTATGGTGTCTAAATAATGCTGTTCTCTCTCGATTAGTGTTTCTTTAGAACAATATTCTAACACCTTCCAGTCGAAATTTTCTAACCCGTGTTTCCTAAGTGCTCGGGAAACAACTTGTTTCACTTTTAATTTTTCGTTTAATGCATTATTTTTGTGTGCTTGCCATCTTGCTAGGATATCAACTGCACTCCCAATATATGACCGCCCGTCTTCTCTAAGAATTATTTGGTAAACACCTGACTTGCACATTTAATACCCCCTTGTTATAATTATTTATGCAATCCACTCATTTAAAGGACGGAAGAAAAATGACTTTAGTACCGATGATAATCGAAAAAACACAAAATGGTGAAAGAGCAATGGATGTTTGGTCTCGTTTGCTTAAAGACCGCATTGTTATGCTAACTACAGATGTTAATGAAGTGTCTGCCAATCTTGTTATTGCTCAACTTCTATTCCTTGAGTCAGAAGATCCTGATAAGGAAGTGTTCTTTTACATTAACTCCCCTGGTGGAGAAGTAACCGCAGGATTGGCGATTCTCGACACTATGAATTTTATTAAGTGCGATATTCGAACTATTGTAATGGGGCAGGCCTGTTCAATGGGTAGTTTGCTTGCTAGTTCGGGAACTAAAGGTAAGAGAATGATTTTACCCAATGCGAGGCATATGATTCACCAGGTGTCATCGGGGGCAAAAGGCACAGCAATCGACATGAAAATTCAGCTCGAAGAAACACTAAAACTAAATCGATTGTTAACAGAAATATATGTTAAGAATACAGGAAAAACATACGAACAACTCGAAAAAGATATGTCTCGTGATTGTTTTATGTCAGCGATCGAATCGGTCGAATATGGCCTAGCCGACAAAGTTATCACAACCAGATAACTTGCAGTTTGTGCCATGAAATCTAGACAGGATATGTGGAGCTACAACTTTTCCGCAATGCGGACACGGCTGCTTCGGAGTTAACAACCTAGAAGCAGACATTTTCTGTCTAGTTTCTAAGCTAACTTGGCCGATATTGCCTTTATTCCACGCTTCTTGTCCTTTTCTTCCGCCAACAAACCCTGACGCAACTGCTCGTTCTTTGGCTTGTACACGTTTTTCATCAGACCATCGTTTACCGTAATTTGCATTGTTTTCTCCTGAGACGTCGTGGGTAGAGTGCCATTCTTTTTTCGATTTAGCTATTCGAGCCCTTGCGTCTGGCATTAATATTTTTCCAGAGGTTCCGTCACCTCCGTCTGTTAAGTTAAGCAATATCCCGGTACCCAAATCTTTTCGGCCCCACCATTTAATAAGGCGACGCTCTAAAGCCAGCGCCCCGATTTCAGACAACTTTGTCTCGAGTTTTATAATCAATGATTGGTTCTTAGGAACAGAGACGTTATGTTTTTTTAATAGCCTGCTGCCTTTTCCTTTACCGATATAGTAAGGAGTTCCTGCTTTTGCTGTTATACTATCTTTACTGCGTAAGTACGCATAGACATAATAAATATTATCGCTGGACATATAAACCTCCTTGGTTGTCTAGTGCTAGTGGATGCGTCAACATCGCGACTAGCACTAATATTTATCAAAAGGCAGACTTGTTCTGCCTTTTTTATTATGCAATAAATACAAGATGCGTCTTTTTGAACTACAACAAACTGTTAGTAAACCACAAGCTATTGATAATATCATATCAGTTATCCTTAGGGATTGCCAACCGTATCTACAGTTGATAGGTGGGTTAACTGATCCATCCAGATATTTGCTCAGAGGTATGGTAGAGATACCGTCGAAAGATCAATGGCACAAGTATACACAACCTTACACTACACACCCAGACCGTAAGTTCAGAGACACAAATGCACGGGTTGGGCAATTAGCAGATGACTGGTTTTTAAAAACAATCGGATGGCGTGCCAGAACTAACAATGCGCTATTCTGTGCCGGCTTTGCTAGTGCAACACACGACTATGGTGAGACCTGCGCGATATTTCCAATTGGTAATATTGAGTATCTGTGGAGTGAAAAGGTACTCGACTTAACGTTTGATTTACACCAGCTTGTTTATTTTGGCGACGAGGGGACTCCAGATAAACTAAAACCACAACAAGATACTGAATCGTTAGCAAAGAAAGTTAATGCGTTACTCAGTAAAGGTGCATGGCACTTTAATGAAGGATTCGACTTATACTGGAAAAAGCATAGACGTAAAGAAATGATTATCCGTTGCCAAAAATACTACGCTATTCCGCTAGAGAGAAATATGGATAACATTAGTTTTGACGAAGTATTGATGAGAGCAAGTCAATGAGAGCAACTGAATTTTTAACCGAATCTATCATTAAAACTAATAAAGGGTGGCAGCATTCCGGGTTTGGATATAAAAATAATCCAGTTTATCCATTGCCTCGGTGGAGTGTATTTAATAGTGGGTCAAGGAATAAAGAAGGGTCGTGGGAGGATATATTACACTACTTTCGATTCTTAGACGACAATTATGCAACTGCAATGCTTGATATAACAGGTGATGAGATAGCAACTGTTTTGTGTTTGCAAGGACACACTGACAAAAAACAAGAATTAGAAAAAATGAAAATTGAACTTAAACTTAAGAACTCTAATTTTCAAACATGGTCTGAAGTCTTTAACAAGTTCAAAGAAAATAGTAAAAAAGAACGAGCAACTAGATTGGGCGGAATATGAGAGCAACTGAATTTTTAAGAGAAGACATCGAAGACCAGCAAAAAGTTTGGTCAATGATACAACAAAATTGCCAACCGTTCATAAATGAGATCGGCGGGGTTGAGAAATTATTTTCTTTGCCTATATATCGAGGAAGTTTTGATTCTCAAAACAACACTAGCATAAGAGAAATTCCAGTATTGCCAAATCGTAAACCACGAAATACACAGGCAGAGTGGCACAAAGCTGCCGACGAATGGTTTGCATCTACTACTGGTGTCCTTTTCCGCAGTCACGCAATTTTTGCAGATGGAAACAAGGAAGTAGGCGATAGTTACGGCCGTGGATACAGTGAAATAGTTATCCCAATCAGACAATTTAACTATTGCTGGTCTGATATTATCCGTGATATGACTCTCACATTAGAACGCACACCTCGTGAAGACGATGAAAGTGAAGGTGATTTTGTGTGGAATATCTTAGACGAAGGTGGTTACAGGTTTAATAGTGGTTTGGCTGACGCTGCACAATCTGAATGTGAAATTATGATCAACTGTGAAAAAGTATATCTCATTAATCCGGGCTTCTTCTATATGATAAAAAACAGATTGCAGGACGGGTCAATTAAATGAGAGCAAAAGAATTTTTAAAAGAAGAATACACACCAAAGGATATTGAGGATTTCTTTACTAACTGCTCGGAGTATTTTTCTTATAATAAAAATCCTTTAGTTAATATGCTATACCGCGGTGACTACGGTAACATTCGCAAGGACAATTTTTGGATGAACCAACGCAATGTGTTACAAGGCCGCAAACCAGTTGACACTGACGAGTTTGTACATACCATCTTAAATGATTTGTTTTCTACCGCGTTTAATTTTCCGTTCCGCAGCGGGATGATGTGTTCTGGATCCCCTGGAGAAGCAAGTCAATACGGCCGCGTGTCTATTGTTATTCCGTGCAATGGGTACACACTTTGTTACTCACCGAAGTATGAGGATTTATTCAAATCAATACCATCTACGGTGTACGATTACTTAGAGTACACTCATTATGAAGTACACGACGGTACTCCAGAGCAAGCTAACGCAGAGAAAAGGATACGCTCAATTATTACCAGATTGTTTAAAGAAGGCAACTATGTAGCTGGACCACAGCATACAAACGATGCTGCGATGTCAACCAACGAAGTAATGATATACCCAACTGATTACTCAGAATTGCAATACTACGCATTCTCCGAACAGTTTTGGAGCGCAACAGTAGTGCCGATGATTAGAGAGAGATTTTATGCGAGCAAGTGATTTTTTAACTGAACTCGAAGTTACTCCTTATCAGTATAGAGACTTAGGGATTAATAAAGCAATGGACTTTCTCAATGGACATTGCAGGCAAGCATTGGCTACTATTAAAAATCCAATTTGGCGTGGAATGAAAAATCACAAAGAGGACATTGTCTTCGCTGACCCGTCAACCGGTAAACGTATGTCTCAGAATACTACAAATCAGTATACAGCATTAATCGATTCTTCTCCGTATTTCAAGGGTTGGCCAAAACGTAGTAGTAGTTTTGTATGTTCAAGTAACCGAAGTTATGCCTCACAGTTTTCTAAAGGGTATGATGCAAGTTCTACTCTGTATGCTATTTTCCCGTTTGATGGAGTTAAGATTGCAGTATGCCCAACTAGAGATATGTGGCAAGTTCCAATTAGTATCCCTGCGTTTAACAAAAAGTTCAACCATGGCGGCTGGGGAGACGACTTGGATATGTTTAACGGTTGGCTAACAAACGAAGTTGGCATTACTGCTGACTCTGAAGGTAACCTTAAATTTGACGGGTATCAGTTAGGGTTATTTGCAAAAGATCACAACTTGCAAAAACACGAGATTGTTCCGATATTACAGAAAGCATTGTCACCTCAGAGAGCAGGGTTTAAGTTAGTTACCATTGGTGAGTTTGCGTCTGGACAGTTTAACGATAACGAGCTGTGGATTGGCGGCCCGGTAATTTGTATTCGCGAACCTCTATACAAACAGTTTTTAAATGCTTATGAAAAACAAGGACAAATAAATGCGAGCAAGTGATTTTACTAACGAAGAGCAATTAACTGAGATACCATCGTCGTTTGTTAATAAGGTAGTAGACAAAACACAATGGGGAGCACCTGGCACAGGTCACAAGACTCCTCCAAAAGGACAAACTGCATCAGTTTGGCAACACATGTCCGACCCAACAACTGTAGTTAAGCTTGTTGGCGGCGGTGCTATGAAAAACCTTAAAGATAAACATAAGCAGGCAGCAATTGCATTTGTGGATTTTCTTGTACATCACGGTAAAGAAAGCCAGCATCTTCCGATTGTGCACGGTATTAACGTAGATGATCCTGAGGTAGTGCAAATCAAAGTCGAAGCACTAAAACCTTTTAAAGGCTATCGATATGAGCAGCTCGCAGGTTCGTTAGCAGATTTAGCTGATGTTCCGACTAGTCCTCGGTATCAAGACTTGGTTAACGAACATCTTAAAGGGCTAGGATTACACAAGAAAAATTCAGCAGCTGGTATAGTAAAATGTGTGATGTTGTTAAACAAGTATGCAAAAGAGTATTCAGATAAGTATAATTTAGACAAGTTTGTACTGGATTTGCATGAAGGTAATTGGATGGTAACAAACGACGGAGTTATTGTTGCCGTTGATCCGTGGTTTGCAGGGTGGTGATATGAAAGCCTCTGAATTTATTACTGAAGACGATGTTATTAAAATTAAATTGCCAGACGAGAGCATAGCAAAGGCGTGGATCGAGAAAGTATACAAGATGTATCCATACACCTGGGAGAATAACCACGTTATGGTATGGGGAGAAGGCGAAGCACAGCAGTTAGCAATGTTTGAACTTGTACCAAGTAAATCTAAGAAAAATGCAGTAGAAGTAAAATGGTTTAGTGCATACCCAATGAGAGCAGGTGTGGGATCACGTGCGATGGGTGAGTTGCAAAAAATAGCAAGAGAAGATGGTATTGCCTTAACATTATTTCCCTGGGACCATGGACAAGTTAGCCAAAGTAAGTTAATGAAGTTTTACAAAGGTGTTGGGTTTAAGCCAACTACAAAAGCATCTAAGAATATGTATTGGGATCCAAATGAGATTTCTTGAGATCATGCAAAACACTAGAAATCTGCGAATTGAGAAATTAGTAGAGTGGGCTAAGGAAAGAAAGCAGTTAACAGAATCTGATGACTTCTCAGTTGAGGTCAATGAGTATAGACAATTTATAGAGAAGTTCTTGACTGATGTTTGTGATCTTAAAGTAGGTAACGAGTATTATCCTGTGATGTTGTTCACCCAACCATCAGCTAAAATAATAGAAGTTAATGTTCCGGCAAACTCGATAACCCTTGTGGGAATAGACAAACAAGGAGATTTCGGTTTTTTGTTTAAAGGTCGAAGAGTTAAGTTTCCTAAGTACTACGAAGAGCAAGACGATCAACTTCCTTATTTTATGTCTACTACCGTGTTTGTTGGGCCAAGTGAAGTAAATCAATTTTTTACTATGCTTAATTTACAATTTGCAGGTCGATGGAAGCTAATACAGAAGGAAGTTAAATGAGAGCAGACGAATTTTTAACTGAAGGACGAGGGCATCCTGTTATTGTGGTCGACGTCCAGCCCGAGTACTCTGGTATGAACGACGGTGAAGAAAGTTCGGTGTTCCCAGAAATCATAAAATTCGTAGCAATCAACCAAACCGGACCTGTGCTAATGTTTGTTAATGCTGAGGACCAAGGAATGTCGGGCGACACAGTATTTGATGTACAACGATACTGGGAAGACACTCTGCTTGAAATGGGTTACGGTAAACCAGAAGAAGAATATTGGGACGAAGATGATGAATATCATTATACTGAAGCAGAGAGTCCAATTGATTGGCGCCGTTATGAGATTGTTGATAAAGGATATGGATTCTTCAGAAGTTTCATGGATCAAGGGGTAGACGACGCTACAATTATTAAAATGATCCGCTACCTGTATCAACATAAATTAAACGATGCAAGGCAGCTAGATTATGATGATTATGTTGCAATAATGGGCAGTGACAGATTGCAGGATGAAAACTTTACCATTAACTGGACAAGCGTTGCACAATTAAAACGATTTAACGGTGCTTATATTGTTGGTGGTGGTAGAAACGAATGTTTGCGTGAAGTTGAGTTGCTAATGAATGCGTTTAACATTAAATATCGTCGCATCGACTCTTTAGTCTACGGGTAAATACATATTATGAGAGCAAATGAATTTTTAATAGAGTATGTAACAAAAGAAGACCTTAGGGCTCTAACGATTTACTTAGATCGTTTTTATAGTACACTTGGGTTAGATATCGAGTTTACCAGACATTTCTTGGACCGAGTAAACGATCCAAGGAACGGTAAGGATATCACAGTCCAAGAACTAGCAGATTTATTCAAGAAAGAATATGAGAAGTACGGTCCTGTAATAGCAAAGCTTCCAGACGACTCTCAAGCGGTACTAAAGGATTTATCTACTAAAATTAATGTACCGTTTGCTATAGACGATAATCCGAAGTCAAAAGATAAAGACATTGTGCCAGTTACAGTAATGCGTAAAAAAGATTTTAGAACGTCGAATCGAGAGTTTAAGGTATGAGAGCAAAAGAATTTTACATTGAACACACACTCCTTGAGGCCGCATACCAAGGCAACATCGGTATGATGGAGATGTTTAAGTTTAAACAGAAAGCCTCGCCGGAACAATGGGCAGAGCTACAAAAACTAATCAGTAAAAAACTGTTTAAAGCAGCATGGACGTTAATACAAAGTGTTACAGGTGTAACGTTGCATCAAAAAGGGCTTACAGAAGGCGGCTGGGCAAGCACACTAACGCAAGGTACAAAGATTACGCCGCAGTTAGTTCAGTATGTAATGAAACTCTTACAGCAAGAATTTGTGCCATTACTTAACACCTTCTTAAAGCGTAATGGGTTAGGTGAAACTGAAGTTTCTGCCCCAGGCGGTAGTGCTACTTATTACGAACGAGATTTAGAAAAGCAACCCAACAAAGAATACGGCGATGTTGATGTTCAGTTTCATATCCCACGCATTGAAGGAACAACTAACAATGCAAACATGAACATCTACAAAAAAGCAATTAAAGAGTTTTGCGACGGCACAAACAATTACTCAACTGATAACGGCACTAATATTATTTTGCGTGTTGGACAAGACTATGTCCAGGTTGATCTGGTTTATTCATATTATGAAAACAAAGAATGGACAAATGCATTGCGCCCGGAGTGGAATTTAAAAGGGGTTTTGGCGAACTCACTATATAGTTCATTCGGGGAAGCATTAAGTATTAGTTTTGGTGGCGGCCATGGTGTCCAAGTTAAAACCCAAAATGGCCAAGTTGTTCCGTTTAGAACAGTTAAAGATGTTAAACTACATACAATCACTAATAATCCGAAAACGTGGGCAGTTGATATTGCAAAATACTTTGGTGGTAAGATGAACTCGCAACTACAAAAGTATCCGGGACTACTAGATGAAGTTCGTGTTAGCGACATTGTTAATTCGTTTAAGGGCATTGCACAAAGTTTAAATAGGCCAGAGCTACTACAACAAACAAAAGACATCTATCTTGCTAAAATAGAAAAGGCTGCAAGTAGTTCTAAGTTCGATAAAGCGGCTACACCGGAGATGCAAGCAAAAGCAGAAAAAACAAAGCATATGCTCTTAACTAAGTCGCAAGAAATTGCACAACTATTTGGAGTTTAAAATGAAAGAACTATTAGTAATATTTTTCTTAGTGCTATCAGGGCAGGTGCAGGCAGAACCGTGGACATTACCTATCGCGGCAGTAGTTGACGGTGACACAATTAAAACACAATTACCTCTTCCTACTCCATTAGATAAAGTGTCAATTCGTATCTTAGGTATTGATACTCCTGAAAAAGGTAGTAGAGCAAAGTGCGAAAAAGAAGCAGCATTAGCATTGAAGGCATCAGCTAAAATCAAGCAACTTGCAAAAGGTCATAAGACCATGACAGTTACTGAGTACAAGTGGGATAAATTTGGTGGCAGGATTGACGCCGTAGTTGTAATTAATGGAGTTAATGTTGGCGATGCTCTAATTAAAGATGGATTAGCAAGACCTTACTTCGGTGAGAAGAAACAAAGTTGGTGCGAATAATGAGAGCAAATGAATTTATCAACGAAATAAACATCGATAATCATGATGGTTGGGGACAAACTCCAAACAATGCCAGCGTTGATTACATGGGATTAAAGGTTTTAATGAAGCCGTCTATCTTTCTGAGGTTGGCTGCAGAACTGCCACTTGACGACGAAGCTAGAGAAAAAATTGCAGTAATGGTAGCACACGCTAAAAAAGGTGGCTCGTTTGGTGCACCAACGTTGTACGTGTCTGTTCCTGAAGAGTGGGAAGATAATGTGTTTAAACCGCACACTATAGGTAGAGTAAAAAGTCACGAAGGTCGGCACCGAATGAACGCACAGTTAGAACTAGAAGGCGACGTGCCAGTTGAAACCCACATCTTTATCCCTTACTTTAAAACAAAGAACTGGGCAAAAGATTATCAGAACGATTACACCCCCGAGATTGTTAGCAGATTGCAACAGCAAATGGAATCAGAAGACGGGTATATAATTGTTACTAACCCGCTATTTACAATCTAATAAATATAGCTATGAGAGCAAATGAATTTTTAACTGAAGAACAACTTGATGAACTAAACTGGAAGAATGCATTGATAACTGGAGCATTGGCCGCAACAACTGCTCTGGGATCTATGTCACCTGCCCATGCAGGATCTGGTGATATGGATTTGTATAACGCAATATATAATCGAGTATACCAAGAGCAATTAGTTAAACACAAAGACCCAGATGGTCAACTTAGATTAGACCGTCGGGATCAAAATAGAATTAAAGCAATAGCTCAAGATAAAGCTCAAGCAGAATTCCAACAACGGGTATCACAATTAGATATCCGAGGGTCTCAGGTAAAGCAAACTCAAAGCAATTTTCCATCTCAACGATCCGAAGTTCGCCGAGCAGCAGATTTTGATAAATTCTAAATAATGAGAGCAAAAGAATTTTTCTTCGAGTCGATACTAACTGAGCTTAATATGAGCCCGTCGTATCTGCAACGATTTGCAGATAAGATACAAGGTGCTAAAGCAGGTATCGAATTCGAAATGATTGTACCTGGACAGTTTGGGGACAGTAATAATCAGGATATGGAATTAGATTGGGATCAGGATCGCCCCGCCGACGATATACAAGAGATCATTGATTTCTTTAGTGAAGATACTGGGTACCAATCATCCGACAGAGATCTAGCACAATTAGAAGAAAAACTGAGACAGCAGCATTGGGAGTGGTTAGAAGATAAGATCAACGAAGGATGGTACCATTCAGATGATGGCCCTGAATTCTTTAAGGAGTACTTCAGAGAAAACTGGTACGACGAAGAATCCGACGGCGACTTTGATAAAGCAGCAGACGACGCATGGGACTTACGTGGGCGAGCATTTGATGATGCATACGATGCGTTTAGAGAGCAGTACGACCAGGATTTTACTGATGCAGACTGGTGTAAAGAGCAACGGATTACTATGTCAGAAATACACAACAATTATGGTGTGTATTGGCCGCATGTAACTTTTACCGGCGGCGATGATTTAGATGATATAGCGGATAGTTTCCGTAACGGCATTAAGCGAAGTGTAGAAACAAGTAGCACATACCACAGCGGAACGAAATCAACAACCGCATACACAATCGAACCAGATGCAAGTTTAGAGCCAGACGACGATTATTCACATTCTGGTTTAGAATTTGTTAGTCCCCCTTTACCATTACCGGAAATAGCAAAAGACCTAAAGAATGTAATGCAATGGGCTAAAAACAACAATTGCTACACAAATGAGTCATGCGGTCTGCATATGAATGTGTCTGTGCCAAATTTCCATATAGCAGCATTAGACTATGTTAAATTTGCGCTGTTTATCGGTGATAACTACATATTAGAACAGTTTGGTAGAACTGCGAACTCATATTGCAAATCTGCGATTATAAAAATTAAAGACAAAGCCATTAAACGCCCTGACTTAGCAGCACAGGCCATGAATATGTTAAAAGGTCAATTAAACAGTATAGCCGGAAGTATAATACACGAGAACCACACCGACAAATATACATCTCTCCATATACATGACAACTATGTAGAAGTAAGAAGTCCTGGCGGCGATTGGTTAAGCGAACCAGTTGACAAATTGGTAACATTGTTGTATCGTATTACTGTGGCGTTAGATGCAGCTTGTGATCCAGAAAAGTATAAAGATGAGTATGCTAAAAAGTTTTACAAATTAATATCATCACAAAGCAATGACGATATTACCCAGTTATTTGCACAGTATGCGTCTGGACAAATTAACAAAGATGCACTTAAAGTAGCATGGGCAGATAAAGTAATGAACAGTCCTGCACCAACAAATAAATCAGCTAGAGCAATGCCGTTAGCAAATAAAATTATGCGAGGAAATACTAGTAAGAGTTGGTGGAGTGTGGGGTTCTTTAACCCAAATCGTGGAGAAATTATTAGGACTGAAAAGTTTGCTGCTAAGACCGAAGCAGAAGCAATTAGTTATGCTCGAACACAGTGGCAAATTCCGTCGGGCAGTTTCCCGGACCAATATTTTGAAGTTAAAAGACTCGGACCATATGCAGAACCAACACTTGCTGGAAAGAGTAAACAGGAAACCGGCCAAGCAATTCAAGCAGCAAGAAATGTAGTTAATTCAACTGGTAATGTTCGGTGGGCAATTCGAGATGAAAATACAGGCGATGTATTGCATACTTTTTGGAACCGGGCAAGTCAGAACGACGCTAACCAATATGCAAGAGATTGGTTAACAAGGAACAATAACGGGGTAACCAGAGTAGAAGTTTCTCCAATCCCCTTAGAACCAGGAGAATTTTAATGTACCTATTTACATATGGCTTACTCACTCACCCAAGTTACATGGTTGGATTTACAGGAAAGCGGGCGCACATTGAAAACGCAAAATTTGACATCCATCATTTCGCTAATGTAACTACCGGAACAGATAACGTGTACGGAGTGCTGTGGGAAGTAAACGAAAACAAGATTGAATTACTTGACATGACCGAAGGTGCTCCGGATTTTTACAAGAGAATTACAGTACCAGTGGTATGCAATGGCAGTATAGTAGAAGCATTTATGTATGCCATGACCGACGACACTGTTGCAAAACATTTAAACGAATCTCCAACGTCGCAATATTTGCGTATCTTAGAATTTGGGTATATGCACTTTAATCTCGAGCGGGGCCAGTTTTTAAATTTACCTAGTTTATATGAATCCACAATTAACCAACCCCACTGAATTAATTGACAGGTTTAACAAAACGTTAGACATACTAATTCCTACTTTGAATTATGTAGATACATTAGATGAGGCTGAACGAGATTTTTGCGAAGAAACTTTCTATCAGATTGCTCCATGTTATTTGTTTATGTACTCAGTAGTAGTTAAAGATAAACTGCCGGATGCTTACCAAAAAACAGAAGCACAGTTAGAAATATTCGAACAAATTAAATTGGTTGCCCAAATTAGTGCAGCTACTTATAAATCGATGCGCTCTACGATAGACAATGCAGACCAATACAAAAAAGGATTCTATGCATTGTTAGAGACATATTTGTTGCTGTATTATGCGTACCTAAACGGTTTACCAAAATAGTTGACATTTGGGCAAAGGTGCAGTATCATAACACCATGTCTACATACTTTACAAGCGATCAGCACTACGGGCACAGAAATGTTATAAAATATTGTAATCGACCGTTTGCAGATGAGCATGAAATGGACGAAGAGCTCATATCTCGCCATAACAATACAGTAAAGCACGGCGACACCGTTTACATGCTCGGCGACTTTACATTTAAAGATCCAAGCAACTATCTGCGTAGACTTAACGGAAATCTGATTCTTATCCCAGGCAATCACGACAATCTAAATAAGTGGATGCACAATTCGTCTGGTAAAGTAGTACACATTGCACCACAACTGCACGAAGTAAGTGTAAACGGGCAGTTAATTGTTCTATGCCACTATGCAATGCGGGTATGGAACCAATCACACTACAATGCATGGATGCTATACGGGCACTCACATGGTAGTTTGCCAGATGACCCAAATGCACTTTCGGTGGATGTAGGAGTTGACAAGTGGAACTATACTCCTGTATCATTCGAACAACTTAAAGAAGTAATGAAAAAGAAAACCCATAAACCAATTGATCATCACGGAGCACAATAAATGACTTTTTATCTTAAGAACGGCGCAAATTTTAAACCAGCAGACGAAGAGGCTCTTAACCTACACGAACATCTACCTGCTGGTAACTACGTCATTAAAGTAGATCCGTTTGAAAATCTATACTTTGAGCAAATCGACGACTTTGATCTTCCATCCCGAATCTACGGCGACACTATTCGAAATGCAGAGCGCATTATCAACACTTTCCAAGATCGCCCTGCAACAACTGGCGTTCTTTTAAGCGGCGAAAAAGGCAGCGGTAAAACTATGCTGGCAAAAATGCTTTCTGCACGTTGCGCTGAAGCAGGTATGCCGACTATCGTTATTAACTCTGCTTGGGTTGGTGACAAATTTAACACCCTTATGCAAAACATTGAGCAGCCTTGCGTTGTCCTGTTTGACGAGTTTGAAAAAACATACGACCGCGATGAACAAACTCAAATTCTTACGTTGCTTGATGGTGTATTTCCAAGTAAGAAACTGTTTATTCTAACTTGCAATGATCAATGGCGAATTGACAATCATATGCGTAATCGTCCAGGTCGCATTTACTACGCACTTGACTTTGTTGGTCTCGACCAAGACTTCATTACTGAATACTGCAACGAAAATCTGATCAACAAACAGCATACTTCGTCTGTCTGTAAACTTGCAACACTGTTTGCTGAATTTAACTTTGATATGCTAAAAGCACTGGTTGAAGAAATGAATCGTTACGGCGAGTCTCCGCAAGACGCCCTTGAGATGCTTAACGCTAAACCAACTACTGACAAGAGTGGCAAGTATCATGTTACTCTTACTCGTAACGGAACTTCTGTAAAAGTTGAAAGCGACAGCGAGTTTTGGCACGGTAACCCAATTGCACACAAAGATGGCATTACTGTGTATGAGGACGAACCACCGGAAGGTGAAGATTACACCCACGTCTTCAGTCTGAACGACATCACCGAAGTTAATCCAGTTGAAGGCTCGTTTATCTTTAAGAACAAAAAAGGCATGATTGTAAAGTTTACCAAAGTAGTTAACAAAGAATTTAATTATTGGGCTTTTTAATCAATGACTTACTTGTACTAAAATTTGGTTGACTTTTACCCCAAATTCCGGTATAATACATACATCATAAACAAGCAGGAGTAGAAAATGATCAAGTTTGTTGCTGGTTTTGTTACTGGTCTTGTTATTGCTACCGTTGGCTTCAGCGGTGTTGCTAAGTTGGGCGATCAAGTAGTTAGTGAAGCTAAGGTGCAGCTCGAACAGCAAGTTAAGAAGTGAAAGTTAAACAGTTAAAATCTCGATTCTGAATCGAGATTTTTCCGCCAAGCGGTTCTTACTGGCGAAAAAGAGATGCTGTTAGGGTCTTAGCCAGAGAATTTTGCAAGGAAAAATTCGGTAAAACATTATATATCCGGCCGATTGAAGAATTGCGGTGGTATGTTCCGTTTAATCGGCAAGGAGTCTACGTTTACTTTAGGAACGAAGCTGATGCTACTTACTTTCTCATGGCATTTAACCTCAATGAAATCAATGACTTACAACAGTCATAATTTTGGTTGACAAATAGGCCAAATTCCGGTATAATAACATCATACGCTAACAAAACAGGAGCAGCAAATGGGCACTTACCAAGTTCGTTTCCAATACGTTACAACTGGACATACATTTTTCCGTAACTTGTGGGCTGCTAGTTTGGACCACCTGTACGAACAGTTTAATGACTATGCGCCTTACTGCCGTGTGGTCGGTGCTGATGCAATCACTCGCATTGCTTAATAAGGAGAACAACAATGCTCGACAAAAACACCGTTGCCCAAATCCGTAAGGATGTTGATGCTGCCCTTGCTGCTGTTGCTGCCAAGCATGGGATCACTTTTAACATGGGCACCATCCGTTTTAATAGCGAGTCTATGCGCGGCACGTTGACTGCAACTGCTAACAATGCTTCTACTGGCCTTGCTGAACCGTTGGAGCTTAAGGAACTCAAGATCAAAGGCATCCGCATCCTGGGCATCGTCGAAAACGATCTGACACTGACTTACACTTCGCCCACGCTGGGCAAGGTCAAGTTCGTTGGCTACCACGCTCGCAAGCCGAAGTATCCGTTCATTATTGAAAAGGTTGGTAGCAAGAAGCGGTTTAAAATTTCGACCACTGCTGCAATGTCGATGATGAAGACGGGGGTTTAATGATGAAAACTTATCGGGAAACTGTAGAGCATCTAGGTATGCAAGTTTGGCATTCGTACATGAGCGGGAGCCTCAAATACTGGGATTGCGTGGATCTGGAGCTGGTTGCCTTCATTTATGAACGCAATTCCGATGACGTTTTTGATGATGTTGATGCTGCATTTAAAAAGCAGATCGAAATCAGTTACGACAAGACCAAGGAAGTTGGTAAGGAGGGTTAAATGATGAAATTTAACGCAATCTTTGCAACATTTATTCCATGGATAGTGTTGTTTGTTGGGTATGTGTCTGATCGGTTCTACGATGCTGCATTGGTTATGGCTGCGTTTGCTCCGGTGTTGA